AGTTTTGAAAGGAGAAATTAGTATTAACGATGTAGCCTGAAAAGGCTCAAAACAAATTAGTAATGAACAAAAATATAATCATAAAGAAAGAGAAGCCTATCTATCAGTTAGATGGGCTTCCTGGAGTAAAAAGACGTAAGGTTGATGCGTATAGTATCAATAATACAAGTGACATTGAATCAACTATCGAACTGGGATATGCGTGTACTTCTGCCGGAGATAATGGAGCTATAAATGTTTGGAAGGATGATGCAGGAATTATTCGCGGTGAATTAATGCGGTACTGTGTAACTGTTGAAAAAAGAACGTTTACCAGCTATGCAGAAGTTGAAAAATGCGTTAGTGATTGGCTTAAAAGGATTAACCCATAACAAAATAGAAATGAATAAAATTAAAGAATCAGAATTAAACATCCTATTAGAAGAAGGTGAACTTTGTGATTATTGTCCGTATGTTAGAGGCGAAATATCTAAAGGGCTTTATGATTTATGCGAAGGATGTTATTGTGAACAGGCAAAGGATAATTATGTACTTGAAAACGATTTAGATTATGAAGAATAGATTTATGAAAAGGATTATTGGTTATTCGCATTATGTGGATAAACTTGTATATGCAACGGTAGACGGGGGAAGAAGGAAAATAATGAAATTAAAGCCAAGGAAAAAGAAGTTTTATACTTCCCTCGAATATTACAGGGCTATACAAAAGATGTTTGAAGGATGATAACAATATCTGAAAGTTTTGCGAACGAGATCGGTTTAAATACAACCCGATGTTACCAACTTGTTAATGTGTCCCAACATTTAGAGTAATCTATAATACACCCACCAACGTTTTTAGTTGTGTGGGTGTTTTTTGTGGTGTGCCGAAAAATAGGCATACCTCAAATATGGGTATCACCAATTTTGGACACACTCCTATCGTTCTTTTAGTTATATCTAATTGTCAGACGTTTACAAACAAACTAATGTTAAATTATAAAATATATTCGTTTTTCCTTTCGGTATATAATCATAAACGCTATATTTGCAGAGTCAAATTTAAAACAATATGTATATGAAAGTAGAAAACTTAGTTAAGATTAAGAGTTATGCCGATTTAAAGGGAGTTACAGTACCTTGGATATGGAGGCTTATTAAGAGGGGAAAATTAGAGTATATTCAAATTGATGGTGCATGTTTCATTGAGTTAACTGATGAAGAACTAAAAAAGTATGCTGAGTACAAAGAAAGGATAAGTTCATTTTTGAATAGCAAATAGCATTAATCATTAAAATTTTAGAAAATGAAAGAATTAGTTTTTAAAGGAGAATCAAATCAAGTTTTAACTAACAGTTTATTGGTAGCTGAAAAGTTCGGAAAGGAACATAATAAAGTTATTAGAGATATTCAAAACCTTTCATGTTCAGACGAATTTAGAGCCGCCAATTTTGGCGTTTCCTCTTATATTAGTCTGCAAAACAAGGAGTTGCCAATGTATGTAATGACTAAAGACGGTTTTAGCTTTCTTGTTATGGGGTATACTGGTGTTAAGGCTGGTATGTTTAAAGAGGAATATATAAAAGCCTTTAATAAAATGGAGGAAACTATTAAGAACGGAGGTTTTAACGTGCCTAAATCGTTCCGTGAAGCATTATTGCTTGCTGCCGAACAGCAAGAAGTTATAGAGAATCAGCAAAAGCAGATCGAAGAAAAAAACGCAAAGATCGAAGCTGATAAGCCGAAGGTTTTATTCAGTGAAGCGGTCTCCGCCTCGAACAAATCTATTTTAGTGCGTGAACTTGCAAAACTTATCACCCAAAACGGTTATCAGATCGGAGAAAAGCAGCTATACGAGCGACTGAGAAAAGCCGGATACCTTTGCAGTTCGGGAGAATCACGCAATCAACCTACACAGACATACATGAATATCGGTTTGTTTGAGATTAAGAAGCGTGTTATTATGGACGGTGATGAAGCAAAGGTTTACAATACAACTGTCGTGACGCCTAAAGGGGTACATTATTTCATTAATAAGTTTTTAGGGAAGGGAATGAAATGAAAGTAACAAGGAATAATTATAGAGAGTATTATAAAAAATACTTTAATATAGAGTTTGATAGCAAATTTGAAGTGCATCATATAGACGGGAATAGAGATAATAACAAAATTAATAATTTGTTGTTGCTGCCAAGTGAGACTCATTTTAATTTTCATCAAACAAGTAGATTCTTTTCTACATTTAAAGATGTTAGTCCGGACTTAATTAGAATACAGAAATCAAGTACATACAATGTTGAACAATTGGGTATATATATTTCTTCTATTTGTGAGATTAAGAGGTTTTTTGACTATAAGAGATGTTTCTATATTGTGTCACCCACTGGGGTTAAAAAGAATAGACTAAAATGAATATAATAACAAGAAAAAGGAATAGCAATTATACAACTATTTCAAACGTATTTTTACGTGATATTAGATTGTCGTGTAAGGCAAAAGGTATTTTAGCTGTTATAATGGGTTTACCGGATGATTGGGACTTTTCCATTCGTGGGATACTGTCTATAACAAAAGAGGGAAGAGACGCTGTATATTCGGCTATTAAAGAGCTAAAAGATCATGGCTATTGTGAAGTGTCCGAACAAAAGGATAATAACGGTAAATTTAAGGGGTATTCTTATTGCTTTTCCGATGAAGCTTTATTGCAACCGCATCCGGAAAAACCGTATACGGAAAAACCGCATCCGGAAAACCCGACACAATTAAATACTTATATAATAAAAGACTTAAATAATAATACTAAATCTCCTAACGGAGATTATAGTATAGCCACGCGCGAAGAATCTGTTTTGTTCCCGGTTGAAAAGAAACCTTTAGCCTCAGAGATATTTGGCTTTACTGCAAAAACCTTAGATGTGACTAAGAAAGTGATAGAGCGAACAGATAGTTTTTTCGATCAGCTAACATTCCCTTTTGAGTCGGAGGAATTTAAAAAAGCCTTTTATGTGCTAATGACTCAACCAAAGTGGCGGGTAAAGACTAAGACTCTAACAGCTATGCAAGCAAACCTAAACGAGATTGCGCAATTTGAAGAAGGTTTTGCTATGCTATTGATAAATCAGAGCATATCTAAGGGATGGGCTTCACTGGTATACGAGTCAACGCCAAAACAGTATATGCAATGGCTACGGGAAAAGACGGGAGTCTCCGGAAATACACAGCCTGCAAACAATACTAAATCGTATTTTCAGAGTGACGAACAGCGCAGGATGTATCAGTCTTATTTAACGGAGGACTTTATATAGCATTTTAAGGCTTAAATTTCAATTTTAATCACTAAGACAATAAAAGTATCATGTATTTGGAGAAAATAGAAAATTCGGGCGGAAAATTAGCAAAATACGATGGTTGCGGACCGTTTATAGAGAAGAACCGAAAATTTTATGAAAGTGGCAACTTCGGACAGCTATCAAAAGTAGATCAAAAGATATTCCGTGATTCAACTTTGCTTTTGGTGTCCGAATGTACAGACGAAAGAAAAAGAATAGATAATTTTTCTAAGGTTCTTAACGGAGTATGTTTAGAGACTGGTTTAAAAATGCCGGATGTCCGGGACGCAGGAAGTATATTTTATGCTGTTTGTGATGTGATAGATATGTATTTCGATGATCTATCGTTCAATGAAATTCGTTTGGCATGGCGGTTACTTGCTGTTGGGGAACTCGACCCGTTTTTGCCAAAAGACAGATACGGTAGTCCGGACAAAAATCACTATGGCTCTCTTTCGGTTGATTATATTTCAAAGGTTCTAAAGGCGTATAAGAAACGAAAGGCTGAAACGATGGAACGAGTTTCTCAGATTATGCCGGACGAAAAGCCAAAGCCGACACCCGAACAGGAAAAGATGTTTTTAAATTTGCAGGCATACAATTTTGTTCTCGCCCTTTTGAAGTATAAGTATTCGGGACGTTTCCGCATAGAGCGTGACAGGATAATAAACGAGTCTACATTTGCGTACATGGAACGATTGGGATATGATATGTCGGTAGTACCTACGTTAGCTGACAAGAAAGAAGCTTTGTTTCAATTTCAAGGTAGACCCGTAAATAGCTTTGCGCAAATTTTCGAAAAAGAGTGTATTTCGAGGTTTGGGATAGACCACGAAGCAGTTTATTTTCGTGCGGTACTGATAGCCAAGAAAAGAAAGTTATTCCAGTATTGGGATGAAATGTTAGCCTTCTCAAATGAAGGTGATAGATCAGAAGATAATATTTGGAAGTTGTATTACTACATTCAATAAAACCAAAAGTTATGAATAGAAGAAAAGTAAAAAAGAACGGTTATCGGATAAGGCGTACAAAGCCTTCCGATAAATTCGTTTATGTCTCTGACTCGTTAACATACGAAAGGAGAAAAAAGGAGGGAAAGAGATGTTATACTCTGTATTGCAAATATGCGTCTATTAACTATTTGTGTGTTTCTCGAAAACAGGCAAAATCTTTAATGAAAGGGTTCTTGTTACTATGGAAATAGATATTATTTGCGCAATAGACCCGGGTGTGTCGGCTGGTGGGATAGTGGTATATAAGCCGGGAAATAGCCTTGTTACTATCCCTATGCCACGCACGGCAAAGGGTATTTTTAACGTGTTTCAAAAAGTGAAGCGTTCCGGAAGTCCTGCAATATTCATTGAGCGTCTTTCGGTTCGTGGGGGTGACTCCGGAGGCGGGAAAGAATTTAGAATAGCAACTATGTTGGAGAACTACAACTACCTTGTATGTTGTGCGCTCGTTCTTGATATTCCTTTATTTCTGTGTGCGCCTATTTCGTGGCAAAGTGGTTTAAATCTGAGGGAGAAAGGAGAGAAAGAGGAAAAGAAGGATAGAAAAGAAAAGTATCTGATTTATGCGATGAAGCAATTCCCACTCGCAAACGTGAAATTATGGAATAGTGACGCTATATGTATTTTGCGCTTCGCACAAATGAAGATGATTTGTGATGTCGATTGGTTTTCAAGTAACATGCAGAATGAAAACAGCACAGAAATAGCATTTTCTTCTCCTCTGTTGGACGATAGTATTAAATTCGTAGAAAGATATGGATTCAAAAGAAAACGATCTAAAAAACGCTCTAATTGAATCGGTGAAAGAGCTGAGAAGCGCACAGAAGCGATTTGAGCGATTCGGTGAGAGATACAGAGAGAGAAAAGAAAAGGCGGAAAAGAAAGTAGATGAAATTCTATTGGTTATCGAAGATAAGCAGTTATCTATTTTCTAACAAAAGTTAAATAACGGGTATTTCGGAAAGATTTACCCGTTATTATTTGCGTGAATTTAAAGTTTTGATTTAATTTGCAGCGTAGAAATAAAAACAGTAGTAACAATAAAATCAATTAATTATGCAGGAAATTAACAAGAAATTAAGTGAACAGTCAGTAGAAAAGGTTTTGGATAGACCGGAGTATAGAAAAGATCTTTCTATTTATTGGGAGAGCTTAAAAGAGCAACGGGAAAAGGTATCTTTCCAAATATTGGAGAATGGCGGAATCCCTAAAAGGATAACAATAGACAGAGTTAAGAAAATGGATGCAGACCAACTTGTATCAGAATTTAAGTTGATACTTGACAGAAAAAGTGAGTTGCCTGCAAGTCTGAGGTACTTTATTTCGGATGTATGCGGAAAGGTATTTATCAGTTGGTTTACAAAAGTGATCGAAGATGAAGCAAAAGAAGATAACGATACCCGGGAAAATAACTAAAGACGGTAAGTTATCCATTTACATGGGAGAGTTTAACGAGTTTATGAAGAACAACGCAGGGAAAAATGTTATTGCGGAGTTTACCATTTTAGAACGGTCTGATTCTTCATCTTTGCGGGGATACTACTTTAAATACGTAGTTCCACAATTTCAGAAAGGGATGTATGAAAACGGGTATAGATGGAGCGAAGAACAAACGGAATCTTATATGCGTAGTATTTGCCCTATTACGATGGGTGAAGTTGTAGACGTTGAAACTGGTGAGTATAGAAAGGACTCAGTTAAAGTTACCGATTTAAGCAATAGCGAATTTGTCGAATACATAGACTTTTTAAAGCAGTTTGCAGCAGAAGAACTTAGTATTTATATTGGAGAACCAAATAGATTTGTAAAATGAAAGAAAATGAAGAAATGACTTTGGAAGAAAAGTTCAATTTGATGTGCGAGGCATTAAGTATATCACCGGAGAGAATTATAGATAGGGATATTACACGTTATGCATCCCTTCGTAGAAATTGCATTATCCATCAGCTTTACGCCTACAAAAATCACGGTTTACCCGAATTAATAGGGCGGACGAAGGTTTTAATAATGAAAGCACATGAACGTTTTCAAGGCGAATTAGATGTGAAAGATATGACTGCCGTAGAATTTGTCCGGCTTATAGACGAACGACTACAAAAGTATATTGATGGCAAAGAAGATTAAAAGCTATGTTTTAGTTCATTGTACAGAGTGTAAATTTAGTTCAGATCACCACAATTTAATTTGCTATTGCAAAAAGAGAGATAAAAAGTTATGCAGTTGCCCGAATATTGGCAGGGTGTGCGAGTTTTACATTAAAAAATAAAGTATCATGTTAAAAGACAATTTTGAATTAAAGAGAGTTAAATTCTTGAATAACGGTTTAGAAGTTGATTACAATGATTGCCGTTTGATTGATGGTGAAGAAACAAAGACGTTTCACAAAGTAAAATGTCCCGAATACCCACATAGAGATTTAGGAATTGCGGCAAATCAGCTTCGTTCATATATCGTTGATTTGATGGGAATAATGAATTTTAAGAACATCACCTATTTGTCTGATTTGGCAAAACAAGACAATGAGTTAAGTAGACAATTCGATGAATATTTTGAAACGCTTGCTACCCGTGTCGCCATTAGCGAGATAGTTTACGATCCCGAAAAGAATACAATCGTTTTCAAATATATTTTCGCAGGCGTAGATTTATCCCGGTTGAAAATGCAAACGAGCAAAATTATGTTGGACGGTGAAGGGTTGAAATTTGAAATAGCACTACAAGAAGATTTTAAAGCGCTGAAAGATGAAATTTTCAAGTATCTTTTTGAGAATAAGCGTGCACAATTGGAGCTATTCGGTGAGACAGCAACGGCAGAACCGGACGATAGTTTGACGCCCGATGATGATTTAGAAGGTGACGATACGTTTTTTGATGATGAAGAAGCAGAGCAGCCGGAGTTGATCGAAGAAGATGTACACGATTGATACGTTTGAGGAAATAGATTATTGTTTAAGCAGGGGGTATAACCCCTTGCTATTTAATAATAATTTCGATATTGAACCTAAAACAAGGTATGAATATTTAAAACGGATGTTCGGGGGGGGTCACGGACAGAGGGAAAATGAACGTTTCTTCCGGTATATGTGGGATATTAAGCCTCACTATTGTGAAGAATGTTTAAAGCCGTTAGCAGGGTACTCAGCCGTTTATATTTCGCATATTATAACGAGGGGATCGAACCCAATGATTGCGCACGATCCTCGTAATATAAACATACTTTGTTTCAATTGCCACAATCGTTGGGAACACGCTAATACCCGCAAGGGGATGCGGATATACCAAAGTAATTTAGAAAAAATAAAAGTCCTCAAAAGGGACAGTTTAAAACTGCAAAAGAAATGAAATTAGTAAAATTTGAACTTATATCGGGAAAGGAAATTATGATTAACCCTAAATCGATTGAATCAATAGTTCGATATACAGATGATTTTTCGTATATTAACGTAATAGGTGCAGATAAGCCGTATATGGTTAAAGGATCAATTGAAGATGTCAATAAGGCACTAAGCGAAGGTAGCAAGATTGATTCAATAGCCGGACTTATGGTTATCGTCTTTATTGGAATTTACATATTATCAACATTAGCAAATTTATTATCGTAATGAACTTAAACAAAATCGAATTGATCGGGCGTGCTTGTGCTGATCCGCAAGTTAAAACCTTCGATAACGGAGGAAAAGTGTGTAACCTTTCTATTGCAACAAACGAAAGGGCATATAAAACGAGTAACGGGATCGAAGTTCCGGAAAAAACAGACTTTCACAATGTAACATTCAAAGGTAAATTGGCTGAGATTTGCGGGCAGTATGTTACAAAGGGAATGGAGTTATACGTAGAGGGTAGTTTACACTATCGTAAATATACCGACTCTAATAACGTTGAAAGAACTATTTCTGAGATCGTTGTAAGGTCTATGCAGATGGGAAGAAAAGCAGGTGAGGGAAACCATCCGACAACCGGAGGCAACGGAAACCAACAGCCGACAACCGGAGGTTATAGCGGTCAACAGCAACCGCCTCAGCAGATGTTTACGCAAAATGATGATTTGCCGTTTTAATGTAGTTTATAAATTGGGGATGTATATTGCGTCCCCTTTTTTGTTAAATACGTGTTAAAACTTAAAGTTTCGCTTGTAATATCAAATTAAGCCCTTATATTTGCAGTGTCAAAAGGAAACAAAGTACTAACATTTAAAAATAAATATTATGGTAACAATGACATCAAAACAATTTTGTGAGAGAATGTATGGAATGTATAAATTACTTGGTGGTGGTGAGTCTGGGTGTGCCCAATGTTCAGACGATAGATTTTCTTGCGGATATAGAAAGGAGAATACGGTTTTAACAAGTGCTCTTATGAAGGCGTGCGATAATCACAAAGTTCCTTATAAGATAGAAGCAAACGAATATTGTATCAATTTCGTAGTAGAATTTAAATAATAATAGCGGTAGAAATACCGCTTTAAACTTATAGTTATGGAAAGAAGAAGATTATCCGGTCAGTACAAAATAGCAATGTACAAAAACATAGGGAATGACACATTTAAGGGAGTAGTAAGAACAGTAACAGGCTTCATGTATCAGTGTGGTGCATATCAGTATTTTACTTATTGGGAGAATGACAATAAAATATCGGTTACCGAATCAAGTACTGGTTTCCGTGTAATGTCTTTGGATGTTGAAAAGGGTGATACTCCTAAAATTGCACATGATAGGATAGTTGATAAGTTGAAAGGTTTTGATCCATCTTTAGCAAACTGGAATAGTGCTAAAGAGATGATGAAGAAATATAATATTCCCTATCCTCTTAATGAATGGATCGTAGGACTAAAAGACGTAAACCATGAATGAAGAAGTAGAGAAAGCAAGATCGGTGAGTAACGAAGCTATTTCGGAAACTATCAGAAAATCGACTGAGAGTATAAAGGCAATGGAGGACGATTTCAGATTAGTAAGAAAGAAGTTACGGAAAATTGGCGATAGAATAAAATTTGAGAGAAAGAAACTTGATATATACAACGAAGAAATAAAAAGGAGGGTTAAGTATGGAATTTGGTAAATTACTGTTAGATAGATTGGGGTTCAACCGTGAAATGTTGGAAGATAAACTTTCAGAAATATCCGCTAAGGAGAAAGAGATAAGAGTTCTAAAGAAAGAAGTTTCCGGTATAATGGAACACACATCAAAATTGGAAAGTACGTTAAATCATGTAGGGCATTATTATTGCGGTGCTTGCTGCTATCTTGAAAGTAAATGTAATAAGGGAAAATATAAGTGTCTTGAAACCGGAGAATACAAGAAATATCACTGTAAGGCGTGTGAGAAATTTAGAGATTTACCATTTTAATAACTAATTATAAATTAAATATTATGATCGATTTTAATCAAAAAGTAATTTCCTTAACTAAGGAGTGTGCAGAGCAACATGAAAGAATGAAAGCAAAAGGTTTTCATGATAGAGATGTATCTTTGCCGGAGATATTCGGTTTAATCATTTCGGAGATGTGTGAGGCAATGGAGGCGGAGAGAAAAGGACGTTATGTAGAAAATAGTAAATATGTTTGGGTATTAGCATATAAAGATGATGAAAGTTATCAATGCAAGTTTAATCAATGTATCAAAGACACTGTTAGCGATGAACTTGCAGACGTTTTTATCCGGTGTATGGACGCAGTAGGAAAGTATAACAAGGATAATAACGATATAGTTCTATTCAAGCATTGTATTGATGGACGAGTGAAAATGCTGAAAGATTTGCCGAAAACATTCGCTTATTACGTTTATATTTTAAGCGAATGGGCTACTCTGAACGAAAAAACTTGCTGCCAAAATTTAATGGTAATGATAGAACTTTGTGCAGCAATAGCGATCATACATAATATTGATTTGGGTAAAGCGATTGAGGCAAAAATAAGATACAACGAATTGAGAGGTCAAAAACATGGGAAAAAATATTAATTCATTATGGAAGAAAAAATTATTGATTTAGCAAGAAGAAGCGTTTATTATGGTGATCCGGAAGGTTACCAAGTTGGGGGATTCCATTACAAGACATCCGGCATGCAGCTTTCTGAATTTTTAGAAAGGAATAAAGTTGGTTTCTTGGAGGGGAACGCAATGAAATATGTGTTTAGGCACGATAAGAAGAACAAAGAAGAAGATTTGTTAAAGGCTATCCAGTATATCCAGTTTATTCTAAAGTACAGATATGGCAAATACTTAGTAGGTGATACGCTGTTTAGTGAGGAAGAATATAAAAAGGCGATTGAACTTATTGAAAAACAAGATACGATTGAACTTGATACTACTTTTATCCGAAATGCGTTGAAAACCCAATCAATTGTTTCGCCTAAAATATCGGTAGACAAAGCAACTTTATATGTTGCAAAGCTAAGAGAGGTTAAAGCCGAATATATCGAAAATTTTGTTTTGTCGGATATAAAAAAATGCAAGCTTTTAGATATGGGACTACGGTATAGTGCGGCAGGTGGTATCTATGTTCGTTTTGATTCTAAGAGAGGAGAAACAATATGTGTTAAGCCGGGTTATTATGTTGTTCTAAATGAAGATGGGAGATATGAATCATACTCAAAAGAAAAGTTTGAGTCTACTTTTCAACCAAAATACTAACAAAAATAAATAATGATAGGTCACGTTGCAAATATAGCATCGTGACTTTATTTTTATATTATCTATAACAGTGTTATTTTTGCGCATATTGAAAGATTATATAATTTGTAGTACAATATACCTAATAGGAATTATAACTTAAAAATACGTCTTAAAATGGATAAAAAAATAGGTTCAATGAAAAGAGGGCAGGGAAGGCACAGCCGGACGGACGAACAGACTGAAAGAGATCGTTCCTTTGCCTCTGATTTGTTTTTGAAAGGTTATTCTTATAGAAGAATAGCGGAAGCGATTAACGAGCGAAATAAGGCGGATGAAGTGCCGTATACCGTGACTTATCAAACAGTGTATAATGATATTCAGCTTTGCCTGACTCAGTGGAAAAGAGAACAGTTCGATAATATAGATCAGTATATTACGCAGGAACTTCAATCTTTGGATAATGTAGCCCGTGAAGCGTGGGAAGAGTGGGAAAAGTCTAAGCGTCCCAAATGTAAGACAAAGTATATTTTAGGGAAAGCTAAGGAGGTGCAAAAGGAAACAACAACGGGTGATCCTTCTTTCTTGAATGTAGTTCTCAACGTGCAGCAAAGAAAAGCAAGGTTATTGGGATATGATTCTCCGCTATGTATAAACTTGGTAGGAGGCAAAGAAAAAGAAAAGCCTAAATACGATTTTTCGGATGTTCCGGAGGACGTTTTAGAACAATTGGCAGATTCTTTGCAAAATACGGAGGGTAAAAAGTGAAAAAAGTAAATGAAATACCACCTATTGAGATTGTGAAGCATGTTGCGAGGAAGAAGTTTAAGAACTATGCTAAATTCATAGATGATAAAATAGTTCTGAGTCAGTTTCACAAAACGTACTATGAAATTCTTGATAGGTTCGCACATGGTAAGATCAAAAAATTGATTGTTACAGTGCCCCCACAAACTGGAAAATCGGAGGGTAGTAGTAGAAAGCTACCTTCTTTTCTTTTGGGACTTAACCCGTCTTTAAAGATATTGATCGGTTCTTATGCTGCATCACTCGCAGAGGGGTTTAATAAGGACGTACAGAGAATCATGGATACACCGGAGTATAAAAGCCTATTCCCCGACACCCGAATAATGGGAGAGGAAAAAAAATCGAGGTATCAAACGTTTGCGAGAAACTCAAAAATGACGGAAACAATCGGAAAGGGTGGGTATGTTATATCAGTTGGACGTAATGGTAGTTTGACGGGTAAATCTGTTGATATAGCCATATTGGACGACTTGTATAAGGATCATATGGAGGCAAATTCTCCGATTATCCGGGAAGCTGCATGGAAATGGTACACCACAGTTGTAACCACCCGTCTACACAATAACAGTCAACAACTTATTGTGTTTACGAGATGGCACAAGGACGATTTAATAGGTAGAATCGAAGATAAGGAGAATGTTATCACTGTTGAGAAGTGGGAAGATTTGGATAATATACCGGATGGCGCATGGGTTAAAATAAACTTTCCTGCTTTAAAGGTGGGAGAACCAACAGAGATTGACCCACGTTTACCGGGTGAAGCACTTTGGGAAGAAAAACATAGCGCTAAGAAATTGAACGCACAAAGAGAACTTGATAGAAATGAATTTGAATGTTTGAATCAAGGAAACCCGGGTAGTGCTGAGGGGACTCTATACGGTAACTTTAAAACGTATACCGATAAAAACGATTTTGGTGTGTTGGTCGGAAGGGGTAACTATACAGACTGTGCGGATACCGGTAGCGACTACCTTTGTTCAATTTGCTATGATAAATACCAGTCAAAAGAAGCGGTTTGGAATGAAAAGGAAAGGAGGTATAAGCATCTTATTTTCTGCCTTGTGACGGATATTGTTTATACTACCGCACCAATCGAAGAAACGCAGGTTAGTGTTCCTAATATGTTGAATATTAATGGTACAGATTACGCATACATAGAGAGTAATAACGGGGGGCGATCCTTCGCTGTTAACATCAGTCCAAGAACTAAGGCTGAAATAAATTGGTTCTGCCAAAGATTAAATAAAGAGGCTCGTATATTGTCGAACGCTGCAAACGTTACTCAGTCTATTGTTATGCCGTATGGGTGGGAGTCACGTTTCCCGAAATTCCACGAACATATAACAAATTACCTTCGTGAATTTTCAGCGAATAAGCACGATGATGCGGCAGATGTTTTAACTGGTATAGTCGAGAAAGAAGTTATTCCAACTATATATCAAAAAAGAAGAGGAATAAGGGTTATAAACTGATAAAGTAGGAAAATGTATCAGACTTTCAAGTTTATACGGTATATTTGCAAAGTAAAATCAATTGTTTAACTAAATTTTTATAATTATGTTGTATTGTGATTGTCCTTTAGGAACAGTACTTCCGGATATTCCCGCATTTAGCTGTCCCGACAATTTCGGGCAAGTTCAAAAACTTGCTTTTCAGAGACTCGAAAAAACGGCAGGAACTGCAAATACTATGACTTCCGAAAGTATTGCAAAGTTGGCTACATGGACTTCCTTGCTGTCAGCAAAAGACGGTACTAAAGTAGTAGTTACGCCTTATATTTACGAGCCGACAGTAGAGGCGGGAGCTGCCCTTACTTATGGAGGTGGAAACGCAACTCCCGGAGGTATTGTAGAAATTTTGGGGTCGGAGTCGACACCGTTTACGGCTTCGTTCAAGAAGTTGCCGCAAACCATTATCAAAGCTATGAAAGCGTTGATGTGTGAAGCGGGTCAAATCGGTGTGTTCCTTATCAACGGTAACGGACAGATTGCTTGTGATAAGACGGGTGAGAATTTGCACGGTTTCCCTGTTTGGTCGCTGTTTATCGGTGATAAGACTATCGGAGGTTTAGAAGCTCCGGATAGCAATGCTATTACGTGGAACTTCATGCCTAATTGGTCGGACAACTTCACTATCGTGAAACCTGAGTTTAACCCTCTGACTCAGTTAGTGCCTTCTACGGGTGTAGGCACATGATAGCTAAAAAAACGTATATTTCCCTCAGTTGTGAAGAACTGGGGGAAACTCGTTTATTCGATATTGAACACGCTGAGAGACTTTTGGGAATGGTTAATAATGGAGGGTGGCATATACCGGAGGACTCAGAATTTAAATTAAATGAAAATGGGAAAATCATTAGACGAAATAAGGGAGATATACAGACATCCGGAGGGGATCAGTCAAATAGCGAAAGCAAAGGAACACGAAGAAAGAATAGCGTTTCACACACGGGTGAGAACGAGTGATGATCGTAATAAGCCAGTAATTGACTTTCTTTCTAAGGTTAAGACGTGGATAGCGAAAGATAAATATGATATTTTCCTATCTATGTTCCATTTCCCGGTTAAAACAAATGGTGTTACTTCTGAGATATTCGACAAACTGAGCCGTGTTTTCGATGGTAGGAATCCGGTTTATAACTATCAGTTTAAATCATCTGAGGATCGGGATGACTGGGAGTATTACCGAAAGGATGTTTTAAAAGAACCTTCGGTTTGGAGTACGGACGGTTGGGATAATTTCAAGCATAGAATTAACTCTGTTTTGGTCGTTGATATGCCGGAGGTACAGGTAGGAGAAAAGCCAGAGCCTTATTTTTTTTGGTTGCCTATCGCAAACGTACTTTCTTATCGCACATGTGGGAAAGACTGTAATTTGATGGCTTATATCATGTACGTAACGGACGAAAATAAGATCGTCTATATTGATGAAGAACGTTATGTAAGATTTGATAAAACGAGGGAAAACGACTTGATTTTAGAGGTAGACAATATGCACGATTTGGGCTATTGTCCGGCTCGTTTCTTTTGGTCTGACTCTATATCATTGAGTGAACCCGACATTAAAATAAGCCCTATAACGAGCGAACTCGACTCTTTCGACTGGTATCTTTATTATTCCACTGCAAAGAAGCATTTAGATTTATACGCGTCTTATCCGATTTATTCCGGTTATGAACGTGATTGTCACTATGAGTCACACGATGGCAAAGAACGGTGCGATGATGGTTTTTTAAAGAACGAAAAAAACGAGTGGATAACAGGTGCGGACGGAAAACCGATGGCGTGCCCGATTTGCTCAAGCAAGCGGTTGAGGGGCGCAGGCTCTTATGTTGAGATACCCATCCCGGACGAAATGCACAACGTCCCCGACTTGAAAAACCCGATCACTATGCTATCTGCTGATACCGGATCACTCGAATATAACGTAAACGAGGAAAAGAGGCTGAGAGAGGAACTTGTAAGATCGATAACGGGTGGAGAAGGGGAATTAAATAGGTCTGAGGCTATTAACGAAAAGCAAGTTAAAGCAGGCTTTGAGTCCCTGACTACTAAACTAAACAGAATCAAACGAGGCTTCGAGGAAGCGCAAACATTCGTAGACTCTACTATCTGTTTACTCCGTTATGGTGATAGCTTTGTTTCTTGTAACATCAACTACGGGACTGAATTTTATATCTATACTCCGGAAGAGCTTTCAGAGCGTTATAAGATTATGAAGGAAACCGGAGCGTCCGAGGCGGAACTTGACGCTTTAAGGCAACAGATAATTGAAACGGAGTACCGGAACGATCCTACACAGATGCAAAGGTTATTAATACTTAACGAGATAGAGCCTTATTCACACTTAACGAGGGAAGAAGCGGTAAATTTGTATAAAGAAAACGTTATAAGTGAGGAAGATTTGCGAGTTAAATTAAACCTTCCTACATTTGTGCGTAGATTTGAAAGAGAGAATATGAACATTATTGAGTTCGGTTCTGCACTTGACTATAAAAAGAAAATTGAAATAATTATTAACACTTTAAAAAAGTACGCAAATGGTTTACAGAACGGATCAGTTAGATCAACTGAATGAAAGTAATTACGTTTGCCCGCAGGATGAAGTTAAATTGTATCACGTTATTCAAGAAGTGAAAGAGTTTAATCCGAAAACAGGGCAAAGAATCAGCGTCCCGGTGTTGCAAAAATACAAGCGAAAGACTTTTGAACTTGATATTTTGCCGAGACTGCCAAGATTGGGTTATACATTGAGAGTTGTTTTCGACCCGGTTAAATATGAATCTACAATTTCAGAGGCAAGACGAGCCGCAGAACTGGCAGCGAGAGCCGAGGCAAAAATGAAGGCAGACGAAGAACTGAGAGAGCAAATTAGACGTGAAGAGGCTGCAAAACTTCGTGCGGAATTGAAGAAATAAAAAGAGAAAGGAGAAAAGTAATGTTAACAGTAGAATTGCTTAGGCAGAATAAAGCGTTATCGGAGCTATCGGATGAAGTTCTTAACGCTATTTCGGAGCTTTCAAAAAACGATGAAGCGCAGACGGTTGCGGCAAAGGTGAGAGAAGCCGAAAACAGTATTGCTTCTCAAATGAAAGAGGCTTTTGGTATTGAGGGTGTAACCGATCTCGATTTGAAAACCGCAATTGAGTTTGGCAAAACAAAGATTTCTAAATCTGATACCTCAGCTTTTGAAAAGCAGATTAACGATCTGAAAGAAGAGCTAAAAGCGGAGAGAGCTAAAAAGGGAGGTGACCGGGATACAGATAAAATCAATCAGCTTACAGCCGAGCTGAACGACACCAAGCAAAAATTTGCTGAGTTGAACAACCAACTTTCAGAGAAAGAAAAGGAGTTTAACGGTAAGTTGAACGATTACAAGATCACTTCTTACATTTCAAGCGCAATGCAGGGGATGAAGTTTAAGAAAGATATTTCAGAGCCAGTTCTAAACGTTGTGAAGCAACAGGCGGTTAACTTGCTTAAAACTCAATTTTCACCCACTTTGCAAGGTGACGAAGGTTCTGAAAGTCTTATCTTTATGAAAGACGGTGTACCTTACAACAACCCTGCAAACAGCCTAAAACCGTTTACAGCGTCAGAACTCCTTTCTCAACAGTTTGAGCAGTTTGGCGTTCTTGACAAAGGTAGACAGGCAGGCGGTGCGGGGAGTTCCGGAGGCGGACAGGGTAACGGTAGTTTGCTTGATTTAAGCGGCTGCAAAACCAAAGTAGAGGCAAACAAGGTTGCGCAGGAGTATTTAGCTAAGAAAGGTTATACAAGCGAGTCGGAAGAGTATCAAACGGAGCTTGATAAAATTTGGGTTGAAAACAAGATCGCAGATTTGCCAACAGGATAACTAAAGAGGGGGTTAACCCCTCACAATATAAACTTTAAAACAATAGATTTATGTCGTTAATTGCTACAAGAACACAGGAGTTTAGATTAAAGAACCCTAACATTGACAAAAATATGGCTCGCATGACCGAATGGGGTGCGTATGACTTCTTTTTGTCTCAAACAAATGCGATGGACTCAATGCTTTCCGATAAAACTAAGCGTAGAGCGTTCGCCTCAATGGGAAGAGATATTAAGATTCCCGTAATTGATTACGATAAAAGCGTAACTGTGTCAAACGCCCGCACATGCGTTATTGCAGATGCGGAGAACACTTCTCGTTTGATCGGTGTAACTTGGAAAACCTATGCTTTCGGCTTCACTATGACACCGAACATGTATTCAAACAACGAAATCGATTACCAACAGGACTGGAACAGAAAGCTACAAAAGCACATCCGTAAGTTCATGGATACCGTTGATAAGGATGCTATTGCGGCTTTGGAGGCAAGCAAAACACAGGTATTCGGAAACTTGCTGTATTACACAAAAGAAGGTAATGATGTGCAAGTGAAATTCACTCAGCGCAACGACATCCTCAGCGACTTGCACCCGATGTTCCGTGCAAACGACTATTCCGGTCAACTTCATATCATTGGAGACACTGGTGTAGACTCAATGTTGCGTAAACTGGAACAGCACGGTTTGTACAATGACGTTAACAAACAGTTGGAGTATGCAAACAAAGTGTTCCATTTCACCAACAACATGACTTTAGAGTCGGAAAACTTCGCTCAGATGTATGCTGTTGAATCGGGTAACGTTGGTTTGTTGACCCGTGTAGACCGTGCAGCCTACAACAACACTAAGTCGGGCACGCATGAATTTGGAAAGGTTGTTCTTCCTTATTTCGGTAAAGAGGTTGGAACACACTACTACGAAGAAGTGGGCAATCAGTCAGCAATCGCAGGCGAAGCTACTGCCGATATGACTTGTGACGTTAAACATTTCTACGGTTTCTCAGTGGATATTGCTTTCGTTGTAGCGTTTAACTCTGATCCTTCAACGATCGCTAACCCGATTATGAAGATCGAAGTAAACAAAGAAAATTCGCAGTTTGGCGGTACTCCGGTATTTATTACCAATGCTGAGCAGATCGGTGGAGGTTCTCCGGCTGGCGAATTATCGGTTAACCTTGCTAAAATCGGAGGTAGTCCGGTTGCTGAATCTGCCTTGAAAGTAGATTTGGATAAAGTCAAAGGTACAGCGGTTTCGGCTACTGGTGGCGTAGTTGATGTTAAAGTCAATGCGCAGGCTGCAACTCTGAATGTTGAGGTGAAGAACTCTGATAGCGCACCTGTACCAACAAAAACTGTTGGCGGAGCGTAACGAGAAAGTAAACTAAGTATTAACAAAGGGAGGGGGACAAAATCCCTTCCCTTTTTTTATTTATAACCATGTACAGATTAAAGGATATACAAAAAGAACTTGCCACGCTCGTAGGATGGCGGCAGTCGTACGATAGAGACGCTAAGATAGACGAAAGTTTAACGGTGTCCGATAGTGGTGTTATGTTTCAAGACGTTCACCCGCTTGTGACGCTAAGAAACATTGAATCTATTATGCCACTTGATTACTATTTACGTTATCCGGAGTATCGGGATACCGACACTTATAAGCCGGGTGACAAGGTAGTTTACGGCAAGGACGTGTTAACGCTTCGTCCGGACGTATGGGAGGCAATAACAGAGAATGTTGGTGTAGAGCCTTCCGATGGTGATAACTGGAAACGGTACAACCCACTAAGCGATTATTTGCGTGAATTGAACGAAAGAGCGATCACCAATACCGTTACTCGCTTCATTAATGAAAAGTTGATTGCAGGGGAAACAAAGACGCTTTTAGAGCGTACAAACTTCTTCGATGGTTCGGGGAAGATAAATAACGAGATTGACCCTACCGATAGTATTGTAGGATATGAAATATTGCCAGTCCGTTCTATGGGGGTAACAACCAAGATCGAAAAGATAGGTTTGCAGTTTAACAAGCCGGGAAAGGTAAAACTTTACCTTATGCACACCTCACAGGTAGACCCGATTAAGACGTTTGATTTGAATTATACTAAAAATGGTTCTTATCAATGGTTTGATGTCGGTAACGATGTATTACTCCCTTATATGTCTGAGGAAACTTCACCCGGTGGCTTGTGGTACTTGTGTTACGATCAAAAAGAATTGCCGTTGGGGATGTATGCTATAAACGTCTCTAAGGACTTTTCACGTGACCCGTGCGGTACTTGTAATATCGGAAGCGTGCAGGCGTGGAGAGAGCTAACAAAGTATATCAGAGTGTCACCGTATAGAGTTGACTCTACGCAGTCGGAGGATGGTGTAAAGATGTGGAATATAGAAATGAACATGTATACGTCTGCAATCTGCTACGGTTTAAACGTTCAATTGTCGGTAGGATGTGATATAACTGACTTTATCATTCAGTCTAAGTATGCCTTCACGCATGCCGTTTCCCTGCAAATGGCTTCTTATGTGCTGCGAGAACTTGCATTAAATCCGAACGTTCGGCAAAATGCCAATCAATTGAATATCGACCGTGAAACGCTATTGTACGAAGTTGACGGAAACTCACAGGGACGTGCGCAGGGTATCGGATACGAACTAAAGAAGGCTTTTGAGGCTCTTTCTATTGATACAAAAGGGATGGATAGAATATGCCTTTCTTGCCGGAACAACGGGATAAGATTTAAAGCAACATGATAAGCGGTCTAATAGATAAGTTTAAAAAGGTAGGTGAGGAACTCGACACCGGAGAAATAGCAAAAAAGATTGTGCGTGACAATGATAATATACTTATTGACATGAACGCACAGGATCAGCTATACGCAAAGGGTGTTAACCGTTTGGGCGTTCGTATAGATGAATACCAACCCTACCGACCCTTAACTATAAAGGTCAAAATAGAAAAGAGGCAACCGTACGACCGGGTGACACTAAAAGACACAGGAGAGTTTTACGACTCTTTTTATGTTGAGACAGCAGAAGATCGGTTTTACATAAAAGCCTCAGATGAAAAAACTAATTGGCTTATCAAAAAATACGGTGCTGAGATTTTCGGGTTAACAAATGATTCACTTGCTGAGTTTATTAACGATTATGTGAAAGACGAAGCATATAACAGAGTAAAGGAGATATTAAATGAACGATAGGGCTATAATTAGACCAAATGCGACACTTTTCGATAAAACGATAGCCGATGTACAGGTAAGCCTAACAAAATCGCTTAAATGGCTTAATTTCGCTTTCGGGAACGTGGTTAAATTGGTAGAGAGAAACGAGAGGGGGAAATTTGTTACCCCATCAGTGTATTTTAAGGGAAATGATTATTTGCGCTTAGAGCCGGACGATAAGCGGGGCAACGTTTGTTTTTTCTATATGCACGACTCACAAGATTATGAAGGGGGAGACTCTTTGTCTGGCTTTGGCGATCTGAGGGGGACGGTTAGCATTATCTTTTGGTTCGATACCCGTAAAATCCCGGGAGCAGAATATTACAACGTGGAGTTTGTAAAGTCAGAAATACTGAGAGCCTTAACGCACGAACTTTATCTGCCATCCGGTGATATACAGGTGAGAAAGATATTCCACGACGCCAACAACGTATACAAGGAGTTTTCTATTCAAAAGACGGATAATCAATACTACGTTTATCCCTATGCTTGTTTGCGGTTTGAGTGTGATATTCATTGCGAAGAAGGGTGTTATTAAAGGGGGAGTTTCCCCCTTTTTTGTGTTAAATACATGTTAAAACTTAAAGTTTCGCTTGCAATATTAAATAAACTCCTTATATTTGCAATGTCAAACAACGAAAGACCCCACAATCTAACCAAGACGCAAAAAGATTGTTGAAAGATTAAATTCATAAGAGTAGAAAATAAGCAACGGTATCTACGAAGGGTTAAATGAAGGTTCGGTATCCGATTAAATGAAGCTATAAAGCCTAAATCTTTCGATGAATGACAAAGTAGTAACAATTAAAAAACAACAATTATGAAAAAAGATTTATTTATTCAGAGAACAGTTGAAAAATTTATTATGATTGAATTTGTTAAGGGCAACATGAATACTAAAGAGCAGGTAGATAGCATGATAGAATTAGTTCAAAGAAAATTAGACTTTCCATATAACGAAGCATGTGACTTTATAAGGAATGCTATCGGTATAAACGCTTAAATTAAAATATTAACAAGTGGGGGTAATACCCCACATAAAAATTAAAAATATGACTACTTACATTTATAAAGGACAAAAGATAAGCCACTCCAAAATATTATCCCTATTGCGTAGTGCAGGCATTTACGGAGGAAACAAACTATCATATTATGAAGTTTTGGTTAAAGCTGCCGAGAACGGCAACGAAAGAGCCGCATATATTTTGAGAGACTTAAAAGAAAGTATTTCACGCAATGGTTTGAAATCAGTATAACAATAATATCCGGGATATTATCCCGGCACAATATTAAAAGATATGTTGAATGTAGATTTGCGAATAAAAAGAATAGAGCCAAAATTAGGCGATATTATAAGTGTCGTAGAGGAAGATTTTACAACGATAGCAAAAACGATTCCATACGAGGGAGGGACTTGTCAAGGATGTGCTTTTTATGATAGAAGTAATGTCGATTTAGATTGTTCCTATTTCGTTAATTGTGTTAAGAATAGAGTTATGTTTAAACTAATAGAAAGAAAGAGAACTAAGGAGGTTGAAAATGAATAGAATATCTTTGTATGATAGAGATAGATTCGTACCGAAAGAGGGGGAAGTATTTTTTGCAGAAGTTCCGGGAAAGGGAATAGACCGGAAGGTAGAGGCGGTATTATTGAAAGACAATAGCGGTTGTAAGAATTGCGCATTTTTTAAAGGAGAATTAAAAGACTTGTGTATGCAAATAAACTGCCTTAATCGTGGTAGGCAATTAATTTTTAAGAGGGTGAGAAGATGAAGAGATTTAAAAGAGTAGAACTGTATGACACCTTCACAATGGATCACCCGATAACAGGTGAAGTTATCAGAGTCCAAGCAATTGAAGGCAACAATGTAATATCATGCCGGGAATGTTTATTCAGACAAAAGGGGTTTAAAAAGATATGCCCACTTATGAGATGTTTAGATATGTCTACGGGAAAGAGTCAAGCGTATAAACAAGTAAAGTTATGAAGAAATTAGATTTATCAATGCTACCTATTGACCTAAAGGTAGGTGAGGAAATGGAGGTATTAACGCCAAAAGGTGATAAAGTTACAGTAATGTGTGTTGAGGACAAAAGAGAAAATATGTGTGAATGAACGAACATTGGGTTGTTTGGTTTTTAAGGTGGTGAAGTAATACTTTAAGTAAAGTTGGTAACTAATCAAAAAATAATATATTAACTAAAATGTGTTGACTTATGAACAAAGAAGTTATTTTAATGCTATCAGAGCTAAGATCGCAAATTGATGATACAATTAGTCGTGTTGAGAAAGAAAGTGCCGCAGAGGACGAAGAAATCATGTCTACGTTGAAAGATTGCGGTTTAATTGAGGTGGGCAATCATTTACTATTTCCACACGCCTTTTTAGAGTGGTGTGCTAACTGTGGTTTTTTGGAGATGAAAGAAGAAGTAATTGCTATCAGAGGGCGTTCCTTAATTACGCATAAATACGTCTCAAAAAACGATCTAATTAACTTGGATAAAAACGGCAATTTGTCCGTTCATCCTTCGTTGCTGTATGTCTATTTAAACTGTTGGAAGAATGAATAATACAAAGGACTGGGAGGACTACCGCAAAGATGTGAGTAACTCCGAAAAGGTGGGCGAATATCTTGCCGATATGATAGATCACGATGAAAGGGAGAAGCTTGGGCTATATTCGATGCGAGGAAGGTAACCTTATCATTATTTCGTCTATGATTAAAAGGCGGTTTAATGGCTCTCTTAAAGTCATGCCGGAAATCGTGGAGGCGTTCGTTTTGTACAGAAAGCACGTAGGTTAGGAGTCTTCGGACTCCTTTTCTTATTTATAAACATTTCGTTTTTATCCGCCTCCTGGGCCTCTGAGACTAATGTTTTAATAATCAATATCTTTGCAAAATTGCTTTTTATTCATACTTTTGTACAAACTAATATTTGAATTATGGAGATTTATAATTATTTTCTTTCTTGCGTGCTACTTGTTTCGTTTGTAGCGGCATTTTGTGTTAACTTTGCCCGAAAGACGGGTGTAATTGAACGGATGTCAGTGTTTGGTGATTCTTGGTTATCTAAGGTGTTCCGGTGGTATGGTGATAGATCACTGATTAACGAGCTAATCAACTGCGATTTCTGCCTATCGTTTTGGGCGTGTGTAATTTGTTCGGTGATTGTGTCGATCGGAACGCTAAGCCCTATTTTCATCCTTACACCGATCTTTGCAACACCTATTTGTAGAATTTTAATTTAATGATTATGGAGATTAGAAATTATGTATCAATTATTCCGCCCTTCGAGATCGTGAGGGCGGTTAAGTTTAACAGTGATGTTCACGAATTATCGCAGTTATTGCCAAGTTTTGAGCTACTTTCCGCAATGGATGGCGTAATAATGGCACGAATAAACGGCAACACTTTTCGGGCGTTTGATAACGACTATATCGTTCTTGGCGAAAAAGTTACTTACTCAGTAGATGAAGAAACGTTTGCCATATTATACGAGCAGGCAGATAAGGAGGTGACGAATGAACACGATTAAGGTAGGGAATCACACGGTAACGGTATACGAAGGCATTGATGAAATGCCTATCGTCCGTTATCAGAAGTTTAACCGTCTTATGCTGATTGAGTCGGGTGTTGGAAGCACTATTGAGGAACTCGATACGCATTTGCAACGTGCTATTGTCTATTGCAGGACACAGCCGGAACATACGTATAACGAGCTAATGAATCTAAGGCAGTGTTTCAATATGGCGTCGAATGGCGTACATCCGGGAATGATGGCTTTTGCCGCCTTCGTTAAATCGGTCGATGGCGTGGAATATCCGGTTAATGCGTCCGACTCTGATCTAAAGGCGATATTTGACAGTCTCAGCGATGCAACTATTAACGAACTTTCTGAACCGTTTCAGAAGGTCAAAAAAAAAATAGAGGCGGAAGTATCGGTATACTTCCCACGGATGGCGGACGATCCTCTGATTAAAGAGTATTACGACATTAAATTATCGCTGATAAAAGCAAAGTTAGACAAACTTGTGAACAACGTAGATAATAGTGAGGCGGTGAAGGAAATAGAGGATAAGTTACTAACCTTCTTCCCGCCTCGAATATTCTACGGTACTGATTCAGTAGAGATAAAGACGGACAAGGAGTTTCAAGAAATGTGCTTAGTTATAACGCAGAATATGCACATAAATGCACGTGAAATGTCGGTGTCTGAGTTTTACACCGCTTTCGAGATGATTAAGAGACAGGCAAAAAGAAGTAAGAACAAATAAATTTAAATCAAATGGCGAACGAAGTAAAGGGAATAAAGTATAGCGATCTTATACAGCCAGACAGCAGTATAAAGGACGCTATTACGCAGTTGGAAGGACTGCAAAAGATATATGACGCTATGTTAAAGCGTATCGAGGAAGGCGCAAAAGGTCTGCAAAAGCCTATTTCAGAAGGTGGAGGCGCAACGGAGGAAGGACGCAAAAAGATAGACGCCTACGAAAAGCAAGTGCGATCCTTGGCGAACGCTGAGATACAATTGAAATTGGCGTTGACAGAGACAGCGCAGGAGATCGCAGTCTTAAAGAAACAGACAGCCGATCAAAACTATCTGAATAAACTGCAAGCTAAGTTAGCTAATAGTATGGCCGGAAGCTATAACGCATTGTCAGCACAATACGAGCTAAACAAAATAAAGATGAACAATCTTTCGCAGGCTTATTTGGAGAATACGGAGGCAGGGAAGAAGCTTGTTAAAGAGACTGCGGAGATTTACGCTGCGATGGATAAGTATCAAAAGAGCACAGGAAAGCACACGTTAAGCGTGGGTAACTACAAACAGGCGTTCGATGGTTTAGGCTTTTCTATATCACAGGTAGCTCGTGAACTTCCATCCTTGGCGATCAGTGCAAATACCTTCTTCCTTGCTATTTCCAATAACATTCCGATGGTTATAGACGAAATACAGAAGTTGCGTGCAGCGAACGAGGCGGCAGCGAAGGCAGGGGAAGCACAGGTAAGTATAACCGGGAAACTGGTTAAGTCGATGTTCTCGTTTAACACAGTTATGGTTCTCGTTTTAACGGCTTTTTCTTTATGGGGAAAAGATATAGTAAACTGGATAGGTAGCCTATTTACTGGAAAGAAGAAAACGGAAGCGCTTACAAGGAGTATTAAGCACATGGCGGATGTTATGCAGGACGCACGCCTCGAAACGGCAAAGGAGACTACAAAGCTTAATGTTCTGTACAAAACGGCTACAAACAACGCTAAGTCTACCAACGAACGGACTAAGGCGGTGAAGGCGTTAAAGAAAGAGTATCCGGAGTATTTCAAAAACCTATCAGACGAAGAAATAAAGACGGGTAAAGCTACGAAGGCGTACAATAATCTATCGAAGGCGATTGTTGAAAATGCGAAGGCAAGGGCGGCACTCGATAAGATAACAGAGCTACAAAAACAGTATATTGAAGAAGATCAAAAGCGTATTGGCGCTTTAACAAACCAAGTTTTAGCACAAAGGAAGCTTGATAAGGCTGAGGCTGACGCACAAAAGACGCTTGATTTAGGCGCTGAGGCTTTCGAGGCTCGCTCTATTGGCATAGTTGTTAATGTAAATAAGCTAAAGTCAAATATAAAAGAATATGGAGATGAAGCGGAAAGATCATCTAAGAAGCAAAAGGAGTTAACCAAATCAATAGAGAATTTAACCAAGTTGGTTAATGTTGATGCGTACACCGGAGGAAAAGGGACTAAAGAGCAGAAGGAAAAGTACGACTTAACAAAGAAGTATGAAGAAAGCCGTATCGCCCTTATTATTGATGCGAGAGTAAAGGAGGAAAACGAGATAAGAGAGGCGGCAAGAAAGGAGTTGAGCGAGCTAAAGAAAAAGACTACCGAACAGCAGAGAGCAACTCAGATGTACGCTGATACCGTGTACAATATCGAAGCAAAATTGCGTAGAGACTTGGAAAAGATGCGGGAAAGGTGGGCTATTGATGATTTGCAGAAAACGCATGACTTGCTTAGCGAACGTTTGAACGCTGTTAGACGTGGGACGGGTGAGGAACTTATCATCCAAACGCAACTACTCGAAAACGAGCGCAAACAGGACGAATTGCGTATCAAGCAGTCAACCGATACAGAGAGCCGGAAGAACGAACGGTTATTGCTGTTAGAGCGTGCGTATCAGCTTTCCAAAGCACAATTAACAAAGGACTTCACGGAGAACCAAGATAAGCGTATTATTGAACGCTCTGTGTTACACCTCAGCCAACAGCAGCAGGCGGAAACTGCTGCCTTCGATATTGTGCAGCGTTCGGAGAAAGAGCAGGAGCGTTTCCGGTTGAAATTAGAGCGTGAAAAGTGGGAGCAAATATTAGAGTTAACAAGGCAGTACGGAGAGCAAATCACGGGATACAACGTAAAGACGGTAGAGGATACCATTAAGGGGATAGACAATGCAATTAAGCGTGATACTTCAGGATGGGATAGCAATCAAGGCGTATTTGGAAATCTGTTTGATCTCGTTTTCGGTGACGCATTTAGCGCTAAAGATGGTAAGTCGGGCGCAGAGCGTGCGGAGCAGTTTAAAGACTCCATTTTAGATGCTTCGGAGTTCGCCATAGAAAACCTAAAGAGTGTTGCGCAGGCAAGGGTAGAGGCGGCAGAAGTGGCGGTACAGGCAGCAGAGAAAGAAGTTTCAGCCCGACAAAAGGTTTTGGACGCTGAGATACAAGCGAGGGCGAACGGATACGCCAACAACGTAGCAACCGCACAAAAAGAGCTTGATTTTGCACGCAAACAACAGGAAAAAGCGCTGAGGGATAAGAAGAAGGCGCAGAAGCAGCAAGAACGCATAGATACACTTATGCAGGCAAGTTCTTTGGTAACCGCAACCGCTAACCTATGGAAAGATTTAGGTTTGGCAGCGATCCCGGCTATTGCGTTGATGTGGGGATCATTTGCTTTTGCTAAGATAAAAGCCTCACAGCTATCTAAAGCTTCGCAGGACACGGAGGAATACGGTGACGGTACAGTAGAAATGATCGACTACGGAGGCTCACACGCATCCGGCAATGACGTAGATTTAGGTACGACTAAGGACGGTAAGCGTAGACGGGTAGAACGTGGTGAGTACTTCGCAGTAGTGAACAAACGTTCATCTCAGAAGTATAAGAAACTCGTTCCGGACTTGATTAATTCGCTAAATAAGGGTACTTTTGAACAGAAATACTTAAACGCCTATTCCGGTAGTGATGAAGTAACGAATATAATGCAAGGTTCAACGGTTGATCTGTCTAAGGTCGAAAAAGATCTGAAATCAATCAAAGAGCAGGGACGTGTTAAGTACATCACAGGTGCGGACGGTACGATAATTGAAGTAAGGGGAAATATTAAACGAATAATTAAATCATAATGAACGTTAAAGATTTGCGGTTTAAATTGGGGGGTGTAGAAATACATCCCCACTATTCAGAGCTAAAACGGAAGTTTGGCAAAGAGAATCAACAGGAGTTTTTCAGAGAGTCGATAGAAGGAAGTTTAACGCTGATCGGGGCGGACTACCTTCTTGTTAAAAATGCAAGTATCGAAGATATTTTGTACTTGCAGATAGAACAGAAGGACAAAGGGCAACTATCAACGCAGTATCAAGTTATATTTGAGGGCTATTTCAGTAAGACAGATTGTGAGATAGACAGCGATAACCGTACGTGCAAAGTCAAGATAAGCCCACGAGATGAATATACCGATATAATGAAGGGTATTGAGAACAAATACGATCTTATTAAGCTTGCACCTGCTTTGTCGCAAATAGGAGTCTCAAAGCGCCCGATTGTGCAAGTTTACATTGCGGGTGCATCTACAATATCTAATTACCTTGCAGGCACTCACTACGAAACTGAGGTTTTCAACGTTGTAACGGATAACAAGGAGCTAACGGATAAGAATTTCTTTGCCTTCTTCGCTGCATACAACGAAATAGAAGTAAAGGCAGTGCCTTATCAGTTCTTTAACGGGAAGTACTGCGGAACGAATGGAACGTACACTAAATTGGATGGAAATTTCTCAATAAAATGGACTCTAAGCGAAGGTTTAAACATTGGTTTTCTTCACTTGGAAAATAAAGAGGGAACTATATTGTACCGATCAGATAAAATCAATTGGAGCGATAAAAGTTACTACTACATAGACGTTTCTGAAATAACATTCACAAGAATAGTAGATGATCCGACACTTCCTCAAAAGTTTGGCGGAAACACTGTTCTTTTGCAGAAGCTATTTCAAAGAATGTTGCTTAACCTTCCGGAGTTGGACGGTAAACCTACCGGGAAACTATCATCAGAGGACGTTTACCCTACCAATAGCAACTATATGTATGCCGCACCATTAAAGGGGAACTACTTTTATACGTCTACGAAGGTTCAGAACGAGCCGACAGAGTATGGTGTAAATGATGAAGGCAAGTATTTTACCGATAACTTCGTTCCGGCTGTGGTGGGTGCTGGAAAGCTGTATCCGGTATGCCGTTCACGATGGGGGAATATGTCGATTTGGTTCGAGTTTGATTTGTCCTATGCGCCATTGGAGGAAAGAGCGAGAAAGGAGTATGTTTTAAGGGACTCGTTCGCCATACAGGACGCTATTAGGGCGCTTATTAAGCAAATTGATCCCACTTTGACGCACGAAGCTACGGAGGAATATAGTAAGTTTTTGTATGCCGCCAATAACCCTATTTCCGGTGCACCTTTTAAGGTGTTCATCACACAGAAAAGCAACATCCTAAAGGGTGAGTATGACCGTCCGGCAAAAAAGGCGGAAACAACCCTCAGCAATATAATGAAGATGTTGCGTGACACGATGAAGCTATATTGGTTTATAGATGGCGATAAGTTTAGGATAGAACATATTTCTTACTTCATGAATGGCGGAAGTTATACCGGTAGCGGGACGGTCGGCATAGACTTAACAAAGCTTAGATATGCAAAATCGGGTCAGTTAATGACGTGGAAAACTAACACGGTCAAATATGATAAAACCGATCTGCCTTCACGCTTTGAATTTTCTTGGATGGACGATACCACAAATACGTTTGCAGGTTTTCCGATTGACGTTAAATCAAACTACGTGCAGGAGGGAAAGAAAGAAGAAGTAAGGGTATCTAACTTTTCGTCCGATGTAGATTATATGCTACTATCACCGGGTGACTTTTCACAGGATGGTTTTGCGCTGCTGGGAGCTACGCAGATAGGCGGTAAATGGAAACTACCGTTTGTTACGTTCAACTTGGTAGACAAGAACAATAAGAAGTACACCGTAAACCCCCAAAACGGCTACATGTCGTTCTTGCACCTCGTTAAATACTACATGCACGATATGCCAGCCTCAGAGATAGAGCAGGGAGGCGATCAGACGATAAGAGTGAGAGGAATAAAGCGGAGTATGACGCAAGATTTATCTTTCACATACGACACCACACCAAACCCCGTGCAACTGATAACAACGGATATAGGCAACGGGAAACCGATAACTATGACTGAGGATCTAACAACTCGCCAAATAACCGTATCTTTATCTTACACCCCTTTATGATAGGGGTGTTTTCTTTTAAATTGCTATCTTTGTGCCTATAATCAATTTTTTTAATCAAAATGGAAGTACATAACAACTTTAGTCCTTTGGCGTTTAGAAAGAAAGAATCTAAAGCCACATACGAAAAATGGTACGCTTTCGGGAAGAATTATGCTATCCCCGCAAGCGCAAATACGCTTATACCTTTCCAGTTTACCGATGTAAATGTAGGAGAGGTTCAGCCCGATTCTATTGAGGTTGTAGCGGTAAACCAAGAAACCGGAGAGGGCATTAAAACAGGTGCGTATGTTAGTCGTGACGACATGCCCGAACATGGCAGCGTTCTGTACGTGTCACCCGGTAAGAACTCGTTTCGTGAGGCTTTGCCACAGGGTACATATCGGGCGGAGTTTTCAATCGGAACACAGTTTTATATTTCAACTCCTTTTTGTGTTATTCCCGGTATCGAAACAAGTAGCAAATATCTGTTGATTGAGTATTGGAACGATGAAAAGATCGCATATCCGGGTGGCTTTATTACAACGGGTGCGAACAATGACTTCCGGTATCAGATGTATGTTCCTGCAACGATCTGCAAACCTAAATACGAGTTTGAAGAAGAGCTAACCAAACGTGCCGGATACAAGTTTTTGGAACTGCAAACGTCTACGAAGGTGTACGCCTTTACATTCGTTGCACCGGAGTTTATTTGTGACGCTATGCGACTGATCCGCCTATCTGACTATATCCGAATTTCGCACGATGGCGAATATTACAATGCACTCAACTTCGAGTTTGATGTTGATTGGCAGGAGCAATTATACTTGGCGGCTGTTGACTGTCAGTTTGAGACAGATTCGATCATTCAAAAACTACCTTCTTTCAATAGACGAGATAAAGCGTCTTTTTATAATGCCCTATTAGCGAACATTGATACACCTATAATGTTCTCTCCCGATACCGTAGGGCTGTATTACAAAGAGTATCGGGAAACAGAGCCAGTAGTCAAGGGTAAATTGATACGGGAGTTATCCCCTATTGACTTGATAGATGAAAATACAACTATTGCCGTTGATTTGGGTACAGGTGAGGCGAGAAAGTTTAACTTATATCGAATGTTGCAGGACTACATTTCTAAAACCCATGAAGATGCAACAGACTTTTTGTTACACCTTCGTGGAGGCGCAACGTTCGGCGAGGGCATAACTGGTTCTGCCGCTTCTATCAACGCAGTAGGAGATGCGGAGGTTCAAGGGCTAAACGCACGTGTAACCAAAGTTAAATCGCTTGATTCGGAAGATTATGTAACTGTTAATAAAACAGCATTCACCGTAAACAAACAAGGTGATACGGCTTTAAATGCGCTTAATGCGAGGGGAGATTCCCACTTGCAGCAAGATGTGTATACCGGAAACAATACCGGAAAGATCACCAAAGAAGGACAATTGCAGTACCTATCAGCCGTTATACAGGAGTTTATCACATCACCCACCTTTGTTCCCGGTTTTTTGGGTGAGGGTTTTAAAATATGGGTTGAGAATGGCAATTGGCATATAGAATGTGACAATTTGACAGTAAGACAGACTATGAATATATTTGAGCTACTTATCCAAAAGATAAGGAGCGTTAACGGTGCATTGGTCGTGTCTCAGTCGAACGGAAAGATTAAAAGCGTGTCGGAAGATGAAACGAACTACGTTATCACAATGGAGGAAGAAGGGGAAACGTTCCAGCCTAACGATTTAGTTAGGTGTCAAGTTTGGACGGGAAGCAAAGCCAAATTCTATTGGGTCGAGGTTGCAAGCGTTTCCGGCAACTCTATTACTGTGAAAAAGTCCGAATTTACAGCTGGAAATAAGCCGGAAAAAGGCGATGAAGTGGTACAGATGGGTAACACGCAGAACGCACAAAGGCAGGCTTTAATCTATATCACAGCGCAAGAAAGCGGACACCCGTACATAGAGATATTGAACGGAGTTAAAACAAAATCGTTGTCCGGTACGAATAGAACACGTCTTGGCGATTTAAGTAACATACAGGACTCTGCGTTTCCAGAAGGACAACAGCCATCCGGTAGCGGCTTGTATTGCGATAACGCTTTTCTTCGTGGTATATTCTTGCTGAGAAACGGCAAGTCAGTTGAGGATGAAGTAACCCAAGCGAAGCAAGATGCAGCCAACGCAGCAACAGAGGCGGAGAGAGCACAACAGACGGCGCAGGAGGCGAAAGATCGGCTTAATAAATGGGCTGACGATGGTTTTATATCTCCTACTGAAAAGCCAGCTTTGATTGATGAAGGAAAGCGTATACAGGCAGAGTTTTTGCAGATAAAAAATAACGCTGACAAATACGGTGTATCCGTTACTGAATATACCAAGGCTTATGAAGATTATTTAAATGAACTTAGATACCATTCCGCCCAACAGCCGGAAGATATTGCGGTGCGTCCGGAACTTGCAAAGACGCAAACGATATACTACGATCGGAGAAACGGAGCGTTGAACGCTATTGCGAACGCTGCAAAGAGCTACGTAGATGAAGCTGACAAAAAGATAAAGGAGTATTTAGATACGGAGATCACAGCGATACCCGGTAAGATTGAACTTGCTGTACGGAGTTTGAAAACGGCAAATTACAACTTGCTGGCAGAAAGCAATAGGGTGTTAAATAGTAATCCGTATCAACTTGGTGTTTATAGATATGAAACACATTTGGTTGTTGGCAAATCGTATACGTTGACAGTGTGTTATAAATGCGCAGATTCAAGTTCAATTTTAGCATATAATAACGCAAATGGTGGGAATGTGGCTGAGTTTCCTAAATCAGATAACGAAACCATAGTTTCAGTTAAAATATCTCCATCAAATGAAGATTTAACGTATTTCGAGTTTTATAAGTTACCCCAAAAGGAAACAACTCAAACATATGTAAAATGGGCTGTTATTACTGAGGGTGACATTGGCGTGTCTAATTGGATACCGTCTAAATTTGAAATGTTCTCCGGAGGTAGCAATTTAGTGTTAAACTCAGATCTTTGCGTAGATTATTACACCGTGTTTTATTTAAGTAAAACGTATTATGAATTAAGGGGTCAAGATGTTGCAATTTCGTTTGATTATGAATATAGTAATCTTGTTTTAGGTAGCAATAATCGTTTCGGAGTTGAAACGGAAGTTCCTTTGTCTACTGGTGGTGTTCAGTATTTCGGGGGTTTTGTATATGTCGACTCTCGTTCGCCTTCAAACGGAAAGGGTCGATACTTTCGTGTCTTAAAAGTAAGTGATCACGTTGTAGATAATGGTTTAAAATACATACAGGCGCATGTCCAAGTAGGTAGCGGTACAGTAGTGAAAATATGTAATTTCCAAATCGAGAAAGGGAATACCCCTACCGAGTGGAAGCCCGCACCGGAGGATATATTAAACGACTCCAAAAAGTATACCGATACGCAGATTCTTGCTGTTGATGGGAAGATAGAGCTGTCTGTTAAGACTCAGTTAGAGAAAACAACTATCGGAGGGAATAACTTAATAGACGGTTCTAAGGACTATTGGTTTAACCGGTCCGACTATTTGGGGAATGTTAGCTTAAACTATAACCCCGCTTCTAACGGTTGGATGTCCGTTCTTGGAAGTGGTGCGTTCAATTGTTACAAACAATGGATGAACGTAGATAAGACGGCAATAACTCCGGGAAAGCAATATACTTTAGGTATAGATGTTAGCATAGGAGGTAATTACATACATGAAGCTGGTTTGTTTTTCAATATTCGGTATTACGAAGGCAGTACGGCAAAATTAGTGGCAGATAAGACTATTAATTTAACTAATGACACGAAATGGACTCGTTATTATGTCACCTTAGAACTTCCCTCTGTCCTTCCTTCCGGAGTCACAGTAAACGATCTGTTTTTCTTGTGTGGGTTTACTGGGAACAATACGGGTACAGGTGCAGGACTTATCGTGTCGTATAAAAACATCAATTTGGTAGAGGGTGATATCGGTACTTCGTGGAGTCCTTCTGCAAACGATACGTTCGGGAAAAGCGTAGAGTATACAACATCTCAGATTGATATAGTAGAAAAGAAGATTGAATTAAAAGTTTCGTCTACTGTATACGAGCAAGGAATAAGTAATACTCAAAGAATTGCACGTTATTTGTCTACCGGAAAAATGTTAGACCAACATAGCGATGTTTGTTTCTCCAAAGGGCTTAATAATATAACACGCTATAATAATGCAGGAACAGAGGGGGTGAAAATACATAGAGCATCTTTTTCTGGTATTCCAAATAATACCGGATATGCTGCCGTTATAAACACAGATACGTCACGTGGAAATACATCTCCGGGTGCAGGTGGTTTTGGTTTCGGCAATCGTGCGAGGTACGGAGCGAGGTTTATGTATAAGTTGGTAGCTATGATTCCTTCCGGAAAGCATTTACAATTTGCATCAAATGCCATAGGTGACGGAAGTACACGCGAATGGTTAACAGATAATGTAGGTACAGGAAAGTGGGAAGAGTATTATTATCTGATTAAATGCGGTGACTCTGGCGCTTTATCCAATAGTGGTTTTTTCTATATCGAAGAGTTCGGCAACGTTGAGTGGTATTTGGCTTATGCAACCGTTTACGATGTTTTCGGTGATAACTCTCAGATAAACAAAACAACATACGAGACTAAAATAACTCAGTTAGAGAGTAGTATATCGCTAAAGGCGTCTCAGACTGATTTAAACAGCGCTACTGAGAGAATCAGGCAGGCGGAAATTAAATTAGACTCCACAAGTATTAAACTTGGTGTTGTTGAAGGTACTGCCAATGACGCTAAATCTACGGCAAGTTCGGCACAGTCAACCGCAAACGCTGCTAACTCTCTTGCCGGAACTGCCAACAACAAAGCAGAAGCGGCAGACGGTCGAGTTACCGCCACACAGAACGGTTTGGTCGAGACAGGAATAAACATCACATCCCGCAAAATCGTGCTAAAGTCTGATAACGTCCTTTTCCAAAACAACGCAGGACAGCAGACAGCCGCTATCAATGCGAACGGAAAACTTACTGCAAACGCAATTGAAGTTGGTGAGGTTGTTGCCGGAGGTTTTGCGGCTCAGAGAATCACTACCGGAAACTTGACTGTGACGGATGGGGCTGTTATCGGTGGTATGACTATCGCAGGGGGAGTGCTGACCGGAAAGAACATCAATATACAGGATGGCGCAAAGATCGGTAGCTTCACCATTGTATCGGGTATATTTTCCGCCCAAAATACCCCCGCAGGCATACAAATGACTCTATCTAATAATGCAGCTACTTTTGACAGTAGCGGAGTACGTGTAGAACATAATTCGGGTGGTTATGCGTTGACTACTACGGGTAACGGAAGAATATTCCTAACAGGGTCAAATTTTTGGGTTCAGTGCAAGGATGTTGATTTCATGGGTGCACAAACATGGAAAGCCCCGGGTGTTTTTTACGCATGTACGATTTTGGCAAGCGGAGCAATCGGTAAAACATGGGGGAACCCTGACTTTCACATAACAAGAGTAACTAAAAACTCAACAGGGAGATATACTGTTAATACTACCGGTTCCAATGGGGACTACTTTGTTATGATTACAGCGTATGACCCTACAAGCTGGCTAAGTACAACAGTAGAACCATACTCAGAGGGACAGTTTACGTACAAAGTATTCGATGTAAATAAAGGCATGCGTGACGGCGGAGTTATTATTTATTTTTGTGGCATGGTTAGGTAGTTTAGTGTTTTAATTGACGGTAAGTTGGTTTGTACCTTCTTACCGCTTACCTTTGTACCAAACATTAATCAATTAATATAAAATTATGGAAAAGAAAGGTTTAGATTTTGATTTAAAGTCAGTAGTTTACACGAAAGAAACAAAAGTGATGGACTACCATTTCGAGACGGAAAACGGAAAGTACGTAGGTCAATTAACAACGGTATCGACAGAGCCGGACAAGTACAACATTACCCACTGTACGGCTGATGTGTCAGAGAAACAAATGGTAGAAATGCCGGGAACTACCGGTAGTCCAATTCTGCAAGAACAATACGTTCCGGTCGGATCGCTTGCCATCCGTGACGGTCGTTTTGAGGCAAACCAGTTTCCTCTATCTACTAAGACATCCGCCTATGTGAACGACTTTCAAAACTTCATTTTTGCGTTAACCGCACCTAAAGCAGTAGAATAATGAATGTTACACAAGAACAGTTAAGGTTAATGCTTGTATCGGCAATTAGTCCGATACTTGCGTTTCTCACCCCTACGAGCGGTTTTATAACCGCCCTTGTGTTCATGTTCGGCTTTAACATTATTTGCGGTATGCGTGCCGATGGGGTCAATTTGTCGGTAAATGGTGTTCGTAGGTTCACTATGCTAAAATTCATCTCAGCCGTGCAGGAACTTATTTTGTACATCCTTGTGATAACCGTTATCTTTTCGTCTGTGGCGAAGATGGGGGATCACGATGCAGCAGTTCTATCGGCAAAGACGATTACATACGTCTTCATGTACGTATATCTGTCGAACGGTTTTAAGAACCTTTGTATAAGCTATCCGGATAACAAATCTTTCCGGTTAATATACCATATTGTCCGGTTTGAGTTTAAGAGGCTGATGGGAGAGAACGCAGCAAAGATAGTCGAGGAACACGAAGAAAAAATTGAGATTGAAACTAAGTAATTAACACGGGAGGTTTAACGCCTCCCTTTAAACTTTATCAAAATGAAGTATTTCACATTAAAAGAGCTAACACGCTCAACAACAGCAACGGCAAAAGGCATTGATAATACGCCAACACCGGAAGTTGAAAAGAATTTGACCTTATTAGTAGAAAACGTATTAGACCCTCTACGGGAGATTTACGGCAAACCGATCACGGTTAATTCGGGCTATCGGTGTCCGGAGTTAAATAAAGCCGTCGGAGGCTCTAAAACATCCGATCACGTGAAAGGTTTTGCGGCTGATATTACCGGAGGCAGTAAGGAAGAGAATGAACGCATTTTCAACATAATTAAGCACAATTTCCATTTCAAACAGTTGATAGATGAAAAGGGCTTTTCATGGGTGCATGTCTCCTACGATCCCTCTAATCTCAAAAACCAAATACTAAAGCTATGAAAAAGCAATTATTTGCGTTTTTAGCGACTTTTGTTCTTTGCCTTGGCATTGTGTCGCTATTACTGATAAACGCTGATTTACGGAAGAAAAAGGCTATTGCAGAAAGAAATGTTAGCGTCCTAACAACTCAGAACGTTGCGTACCGGACGAAAAGTGGGCAAAGTGCCATGAAGGCAGAGGAATTGAATCTGACTTTAAATCAGTACCGGAACACCATACAAGGGAAGGATAACACTATAAGAGAGCTAAAGCAGTCTATTAAGGACTTGAAAAGTCACACAAGCGTTCAAACATCAACTGAGACGCATTTTAGAACGCCAGTACGGGATAGTGTTGTTCTTCGTGATAGTTTGGTTATCGACACAATGAAATGCGTAAATATGCGATCTAAATGGCTTGACTTATCCGGCTGCATAGATAGCAACGGCACGTTTGCCGGAACAACCGTTACCCGTGATAGCTTGGAAATATTAAACATAGAGCATAGAAAGCGGTTTTTGTGGTTTCGACTAAAGAAGGTGAAGTATAGGGAGTTTATCGTAACGAGCAAAAACCCACATACAGAGATAACAGGTTTTAACGTAACTACGATAATAAAGTGATAATTCCATGTTAAAACAGTTAATGCACGTTAAAGTATTTGCTACTGAGAAATATATCCGTATATTTGCAGCGTAGAAGTTATTACTAACGTCATTAACAGCGGTTATTGATTTTCATAGAATCATGTTTTTGGAAGATTTGTATCACATTTTATCTTAAACTGTCGGTATGCGAATATAGACAGTTTTTAATTAGAACATTTTCACTAACTATATATATTGGGTTTTGTCATAATTACATTTTTCCCCCTCCGCTTGTGAAAGTAGAGGGGTTTTTTATTACCTTATCCGAACACGCCTCAAAAGTTAAATTAGTGTTAAATATTAAACTTATGCTTTGATATTTAAAATATCTCCTTAACTTTGCAACGTCAAAAGGAAACGAATTACTAACAATAAAACTTAGAATTATGGAAGAAAAGGAATTTATTTATTGCTTGACCGAAGAGATTAACGTATTAGGCACTGTCAAGGCTAAGACAATAAAAAGTGCTATGAAACTTGTAGCGGCTATTCAGAAAACGAGAATATTGAATGATCCGGAAAGAAAATCAATCTTTTGAAGTGTTTCACGTGCTGATCTTCCGTTTAAACTTCGTATTGTGTATACAATATGCTATCCCGATGGTTCTATCCGTTCACATGTATGCTAACAATAAAAAATTAGAATTATGATACGATCGTTTAATAAGTCGGGTTCAACATCTATGCTGACAGATAAGGAAAAAGCGTTTAACCGATACTGCCTAACTAACAAGGAAGTTTCATACAACTTAATGCGTATAGAAATGGCAGTTGTTCAAATGTCGTATTACGGCAACCGTTCATCGGACGTTACGTTAACAACCGATAGTTCTGAGGTTTTGGATGCTATTTATACAGTACTAACAAACGAAGGGTTTAAATACTCTTTCAATTTACCTAATAAAGTATTAACCATAAGTATTTTTTAATTTAAAATTTAATCAAAATGAAAGAAGAAGTAAAATTGTTCAGAGCGTTAATTATTGTTTTTGTGTTGCTTGTATTCACCTTCGTAGTAACTTCATGCAGTGATGATAGCGACAATGTGTATCAAACAGAATATTCTATTGATGTTCCGGAGTGGCAAACTGTTTATGTGAATGGTGAGGTTACAACGTCTATATCACCATATGTTTGGGAACATGTGGACTTATCAGATAAATGTGTTAGGGTATTCTCCGCAGGACATGTTAGTTATCACAAGGTAACGAGGGTGTCACGTGATGATTTAGGCTTTACCGTTTATTCAATAGAAGGTAGCAATAACGAAAGGTTTGCATACAATAAAAATAAAGGTATATTGCAATATTGGTGCACAAGAAACGGTATTGAAACAGTTGTTGTTTATCGTGAATTAAAGTAAGTTTCATTTTACCCTCACCCGGTGGCGGTTAACCGGGTTATTAAGTATGAAAGTAAATGTTCTATTAGAAGAGAAAAAGATTCCATGTTTCGAAGCTAAATACGGTTTAGATGTATATAACGATAAAGGACAAAAATATACTATCGAGTTAGATATAATGGGAAATTTAGTAGTTAGTAGTCCAAAAGGTACGTTATTAGTAAAACCCGAATGTAACAACAAAATATCAATTAGAATTGAATGATATGAAAGAGATAAACGAAACTCAATTACAGCTATCGACTGAGGGAAAAAGACTTCCCGATATGATAAAGCAGGCGAACGATATTCACGAACTTGTTAAGCAGAAACTTTCTGAGTATAACTCAATAGAGTATACCGATGATAACATAAAGGTGGCAAAAGCCGATAGAGCCACTTTAAACAAGGCGAAAAAGGGACTTAACGACAGCCGTATAGAACTTGAAAAGGCTTGGATGAAACCGTTCAACGAACTAAAGGATGTTGTTAACGAAACTTGTAAGCTGATCGGTGAGGCTTCTTCGCGCATAGATAGCAAGATAAAGGAAACGGAGGAAAAGGAGAAGCAAAAGAAACTGGATCAAATAAGGGAGTATTTCGAGGAACACAATGAAAATCTTATCTTGTTTGATTTTGCTTTCCGTCCGGAGTGGCTTAATAAGACTAAAGCACTTTCAGTTGTGAAAATGGAGATAGACGAATTGTTCAAAACAGTAGACGATGATCTTAACAGACTGAAAGAGCATTTTGCGGGAGAGGCGTTTTATATTCCGGTTATCGACAAATATACGTCTACACTCGACTACAACAAATCATTCGACTATGGAAACCATCTAAAAGAAGCTGCAATACAAGCCGCAAACAGACAGTTTGAACAGAAGGCGACAGATAACACGCCTCAGCAACAAAAGCCCGAAATTAAGCCTCAAAACGAGCCAAAGACGAACGAAGAAGAAGTTTATATACGAGGCTTTAAAGTCCATGTAACGAGAAAGCAGGCTTTTGCGCTTGCTGAGTTTATGAATAGCCATAATATAAAGTTTGAAAGTATATCAATATAGACGGTATCCCAATTGGGCTACCTTTTTTTGTTTTGTTTGCGATGGTTAATTTATTGTTAAAACTTAAAGTTTCGATTGAACTTTCAAATAATGTGCTTATATTTGCAGTGTCGAAAGAAACAAAGTAGTAACAATTAAAAATTAGAATTATGAACACATCTTTTGAGAGAGTAAAAAACAGTTCGGATGAATGGTATACTCCAAAGTATATCATAGATTCACTTGGTGATTTTGATTTAGACCCATGTGCACCAATATCACCTATTTATCGTACAGCTAAAACAATGTTTAATAAAAACGATGATGGACTTACAAAGCAATGGAAAGGACGTGTTTGGCTCAACCCTCCTTATTCCCGTCCTTTAATTGAAAAATTTGTCAATCGTATGGCGGATCATGGAAACGGAATAGCATTATTATTTAATCGCTGTGATAGCAAAATGTTTCAAGACGTTATTTTTAAAACTGCTACCGCTATATTATTTTTAAAGGGTCGTATTAAGTTTTTGAAAAAAGACGGTTGTATTGCTGGCAGTCCTGGCTGTGGAAGCGTGTTAATTGCTTTTGGAGATGATAATGCGGAAATACTTCGTACTTGTGGTATTGATGGAATGTTTTTTAGAATAAAATAAAAGATAAATTATGAAGCAGTATTTAGACTTACTAAAAGAAACTTTAAATTATGGTGAAAAGAGATCAGATCGAACCGGAACGGGAACTATTAGCTTATTCGGTTTGCAACGATCCTATGATCTGCGTGACGGTTTTCCGCTTGTCACAACTAAGAAGGTATTCACGAAAGGAATTATACATGAACTCCTTTGGATGTTGAAGGGGGACACAAATATAAAATACCTAAATGAAAATGGTGTTCATATTTGGGACGATTGGGCAAAGCCTTCCGGTGATCTTGGACGTATATATGGGAAACAATGGCGTGACTGGCGTATAAATAGCAAGTTAAGAGTAGATCAAATTGAGTCAGTTATAGATATGATTAAGTTTAACCCGGGGTCAAGAAGGCTAATTGTTAGTGCTTGGAATGTTGGAGAAATACACATGATGGCACTTCCTCCGTGTCACTGCTTTTTTCAGTTCTATGTGTCTGAGTCCGGTTATTTGGATTTGAAACTGTATCAAAGAAGTGCAGACCTATTTTTAGGCGTTCCTTTCAACATTGCGTCTTATTCTATCTTGCTGTCTATGGTAGCGCAGGTTTGCGGCTTAAAGCCTCGTAGATTCATTCACACTATCGGGGACGGACATATATATTTGAATCACGTTGAACAGGTGAAAGAACAATTGAGTAGAGATCCGTTCGCCCTTCCCAAATTGGAATTAAACCCGAATGTTCGTAATATATTCGATTTTAAGTATGAAGATATTAAGATAGTAAATTATAACTGCCATCCGGCTATAAAGGGAGAGGTTGCGGTATGAATGAAAAGAATTTTACAGGTTTTTAGCCTATAATAAATTGGTAGATTTTGAAAGATACCTTCACATGGAATCTGTATATTATCTGAATAACTTGCTAAAGAAAACCGTTAATTCGTATTTGAGAGATTGTATATTGAACGCTATAAATCATAAATTAGCGGGATTATAATTTAAAAGGGATCTGCAACGCTTTGCGATCCCTTTTTAGTTTCTATATATCACATACCGAAACTATCGTTGCTATATGAAACAAATCTAACAATATGTAGTAACAAGTATGAAAGTGATGCAAAGGTAGGATTTTGAATCTATTCGATGGTTAAAACGATACGTTTTACATTTCATTAACAATAAAATTAAAGAATTTCTTTGCGTATTTAAAGTTTATCCTTAACTTTGCAACATCAAAAAAGAAGTAGTAACATTAAAAACGAATAATATGCAGATTAAAAAAGATCGAAATTACAAATTGCTTGTGCAAGTTTGCAAGAATGAAGATATTCCATTCTCCTATAAAAAACTTGCTTTGTCGCTTAATAAGTATATTGATGAAGACGAAGAAGATTCATTATTCGGATGTAAAATATCTGATATTGATATTTCAATCGCCAAACATATATCAGTTGATCTTTGCGGAACGCTTGCATTGAGCAATGTTATTTGCCAATTAACTTGCATCGGTTTCGGAGATTGCCCGAATTGCGGAGGTTTACTAAGATTGATAGAATCTTATCCCAAATTTAGCAAACAGTATTGCGATCGTGATTGTGAGCCGGAGAGACAGGAAGAAAATGTATACGAATGTTTAACATGTGGAAAGGAGGTTGTTTTATGAATATTGAAAACACAATGATCCGTATCAATGATGCGATTATAAGCGCACGTATGAACGGCAAAAAGATTACGAAAAAGGATATTGCGGCTTTGCTGTGGAAGGACTCAAAGCAAAGAACGCAGGCGGTAAACATGTCTGCCTTGTGTAACCACAAAACCCAAACGATAAAAATAGAGTGGGTGAAAGAGATATGCGAGGCTACCGGAGTCGATGCGAATTTCCTATTTAATATTAACCCTAAAAAATAAAAGTTATGATTAAAAATTTACCCAACATTCAAAACGAAATGAATGTTCAAAAGTCGAGATTTAACACGTTTGGCGGATACAAATACCGTTCGTGTGAGGATATTTTGCAAGAAGCGAAAAGGGTGTGCGAAAAATACGGATGTTATGTTATGGTGACTGACTCTATCGAATTTATCGAAGGGCGTTTTTACGTGAAGGCAACCGCAAAGATTGTTGAGACTGGAACCGGGTTTATTGAAACATGTTCGGCTTTTGCACGTGAAGAAGATAGCAAAAAGGGGATGGACTTAGCACAATTAACCGGGGCGACATCCAGTTATGCACGAAAATACGCCTTATGTGGGCTTTTTGCAATAGATGATAGCATAGACAGTGATTCAATGAACGGAGAGCCGGAGACGAAAGAAAAACGGCAAAAGACAGCCTCAAAACAAGCTGCCAACCCAAGTAATACCGGAAGTAACTCTAATTATTTGGGTGTGCTGATTGATGAAATAAAGAAAGCAACAACTTATAAACATTTGGGTGATATTCACAAGAACAACGGTCAATTTCATCAAAACAGTGAGTTCATGAACGCTTTAGTAATTAGAAAGGCGGAACTTGAAAAGGCGGAAGCAGAAGCAAAGAAAGTATAAATAATTCGGGGGATGCGTTCCCCCGATAAAAATAAAAGCAATATGAAAGAACTAACATTACTCCCCAAATTGGTTAATGCTGATGTAACGTATATCAGCGAAACACATGAATATTTTTCAAGCGATTTTAGAAAGCTGAGAGGGATAACGGGTTTTATCAATGATCAATTATTTCCCGGCAAACTTGACAATATACCGGATAATATTTTGAGATCGGCAACTGAGAGAGGGAAAGCGGTTCATGATGAAGTTGAGAGGATCGACAAAGAAGGTATTGAACCGGAAACGGTCTACGGAGAGAACTATTTGAATTTAAAAGCCGGAAGCGGTTTAATTCATATCGCATCTGAGTATATTCTAACTGATAACGAGTTTATCGCATCACCGACCGATAAAGTGTATTTGGGTGGCTCTGATAAATCAGTCGTTTTAGGTGACATTAAAACTACCTACAAACTTGATTTGCTTTATTTGTCTTGGCAGCTATCAATATACGCCTATCTTTTCGAGAGACAAAACCCAAATTTGAAAGTAGAGGGACTTATCGCAATTTGGCTAAGAGGTGACAAGGATAAGGACGGAATTTTCTCTGTTGAACGCATACCGGACAGCGAAATAGAATTATTCCTTAATTGCTGTAAGAATGGAGTTCGATATGTAGACAATGCAAGCAAAGATAGCTACGTAGCAAAATTGGAATCATTACCCGCAAAAGTAGCACATATTGAAGAAGGCGTTTACGAACTTCTTGAAATGCAAAAGAAGATAGACGAGCATTTAGGCAAGTTTAAAGAACAGTTGTTAGGTCTTATGTCTGAGGCGAAAGCTGACAATATAAAAGGGGAACTTATTTCAGTCACAAGAAAGAAATCGTATAGCCGTGAATCACTTGATTCTAAAGCGTTGAAAGAGCAATACCCCGAAATATACGATCAGTTCGTTAAAACATCTAATGTCAAAGAATCAATTCAATTAAAAGCGTTATAATTATGGTTATAAATGAAAATTTAGCAAAAGAGATCGGTTTAGATAATTCAGTAGTATATTCAGTTATGGTTCTTATACTTTGTACTGATACATATAAGGATAAGTTTAAGGGGTGTAGGGTAAAGAAAGAACCTAATACCGTTTTTATTACGATTTCTAAACTTAGAGAATTGATCCCTTTTATGTCTAAGAGAAAGTTATATAATTCTGTAAACAGATTATTAAAACTTGGATATATAAAAGAGGCTAATTATAGACTACCCGGTACTAATACAACTAAATGTTATACGATCGGAAAATTTAAAACAGTTTAGAAAGGAATCAAATGATAATAGCGTGGTTTTCTTGCGGTGTAACATCCGCAGTCGCTTGTAAGATTGCACTTAGTCTATACGATGATGTGCAGCTCTATTATATTGAAACTGGCTCCGGGCATCCGGACAACGCTCGTTTTCTATCTGATTGTGAAAGATGGTACGATCAGCCTATTCACATTATCCGAAGCGACAAATACACTTGCGTAGCTGATGTCCTACGGAAAGGTTTTATCAATGGTGCGCATGGTGCTGCTTGTACTCTTGAACTTAAAAAGAAAGTCCGGTACAAGTTGGAAAAGGAACTTGGTTCTTGGGACGGTCAAGTTTGGGGATTCGATTATGAACCAAAAGAGATTAACCGAGCTATCCGATTAAAGCAGCAGTACCCAAACACAAAGCCACTGTTCCCGCTTATTGAAAAGCAGATTACGAAGCCGGATGCCATGGGGATACTTTGGAAAGCAGGGATTGAAATCCCTGCTATGTACAAGATGGGCTACAATAACAACAACTGCATCGGTTGCGTGAAAGGTGGTATGGGATACTGGAATAAAATCCGGAAGGATTTCCCGGAAGTGTTTGCTCAAATGGCACAGATTGAGCGTGATGTTGGAGCTACCTGTCTGAAAGATAAAGATGGGCGTATCTTCTTGGATGAACTACCGACATGGCGGGGAGATCCAGTGGAAGAGATTATACCGGATTGCTCGCTTATCTGCCAAATTGAATTTCAAGAGATCATCGACAGGCAGGTAAAACGAGTTTTGAAAGGAGAAATTAGTATTAACGATGTAGCCTGAAAAGGCTCAAAACAAGAAAGATATGAAAGAAAAGAGAATGGTTTCTGTGTTAATCCCGAAAGACGGATTTACAGGATTAATAGCCCAAAAGACAGGTAGAAATAAAGTGTGCCCTTGTGGCTCTGGAAAGAAAGCGAAAAAATGCTGTGGTGCTGATACCAAGTATTATTCCCGGCAACCGTGCGATTCTGAGACATCGGAAGATCGAAAACGTAGATTTGACGGAATAAAATAACGCATTGGAATAAATAATAACGCAACTATTACCCAGACCCGTTTTATTATGGCAAGACCAACGAAACAAGGTATTGAATACTTTTCCCTTGATGTGGATTTCTTTTCGGACATTAAAGTCCGTAGAATCTCCAAGGCTTGCGGTCCGGCTTCGACCTCCATACTAATTTGCCTGCTGTGTAATATCTATCGAGATAAAGGGTATTACATCGAGTGGGATGAAGATTTGCCTTTTGTGGTGGCTGACACCATTGGTACCACCGAGGGCGCAGTAGAGGAAGTAGTAAAGAAAGCCGTGCAAGTGGGATTCTTCGACAAGTCATTGTTCGACCAATACAGGATCCTTACCTCAAACGGTATTCAAAACCGCTTCAAAAGCGCCGTTTCCAGACGTGAAGGATTTGAGTATATTCCCGAATATCTGGTTTCTGTATGCAATAACCCCATTCAATCGAATTTCTGTATACAGAAACCCTCCTCAACCGAGTTTCTGTATGCAGAAACCCAGCCCAACCGAGTTTCTGCATGCAAAAGTACACAAAGTAAAGTAAAGGAAAGAATATCTCCCCCTCCTCACGCGCGTGAAGGAGGCATTTCCGGAATCAGACTTTTTTCAGACAAGTCTTTAACCGAGTGTTACGGGGAGCTGAAAGCGAATATCCCCTGGATGGAGCAATTCTGCATGAACATCCGTCTGGATTATCCGGATTTTACCCCGGAGCTGTTTTATGGCTTTCTGGACAGGTTCTTCCGTAAACTCCAGAATGAAGGGGAAATAGTCAAGTCACCCAAGGACGCCATGTCGCATTTTGCAAACTGGTTGAATATTGAACTTGAAAAATTAAAAAAAGATGGAAGTAGAACTAGTAAAAACCACCCTGCATGCGGTTCTGAGCCCGTCTCAGTTACAGAAACCCTGTGTCCGAAAGAAGGAGCTGACGCCTCTCCAGATCTCGTTAAAAACTGGATCGACGGCCTCTCAATTGGTGGATGAATGGGGCGGGACAATTGCCCAACTGAACATGGGCGCCCCACTTTACGATGTCGCCGCAAACGGAGAAATCCCTACATTGGCTGATGTGGGTGTGGTCTTCGGTAATTCGACATCCGTTCGGATTATCACAAGCCATCTGGAATCCGTTCTGAAGTACGCCGGCGTTGAATTGAGCCGCGAGCAGATGGCGGAAACCGCGCTGGCGATACTTTCAGGATACTGGTTCCTGAACCTGGCCGAGCTCTGCATTTTCTTTACCCGCCTTAAGAACGGAAGTTGTGGGCAGCTTGTCTGGGGAAAGAGCCTAAACAATCAGGCGGTCATGGTCGCCCTATCGGATTTCTGCAAGGAACGCCGTGAAGTGATCATTCGCAAAGAGACAGAGCGGATGGCCCGGGCTGTGGAAAAAGGCTTTTCCAGAACGGAGGATTTTGCCGCCGGTATTGTGTTGGGCGTACAGGGTATAGCCGTGAAACGTGAACGGGCCAAGGCCGACTTTAATGCTTTTTTGGAGTTTTTCCCCTGTCTGCCATCAGGATATGACCCGATAGCCTTATGGAAGGCCTGGGGCGGTGATCCGGATGCCATCAACTTACTCTTCGGCAACAATCCTCCCGGAGTGGAAGCGGCGGCGGAATCTGTCGGCAGATACCTGTGTGATTACAATGTCTATCAGGCCCGTGTAAAGGCCAAAGCCTCCTTGTAAACCATGAAAGTCGTCATCTATTGGCAGAAGAAATCCACCGTCCACCATCGCCGCCGGATCCGTGACAGATTCAGGCTTCCCGATGGTATGACCATTAACGGTGAAACTCCCGCCGATGTGAGGCCGGAGGATATGAAGGAACTACAGACCCTGGAAGAAATGGGTTATATTAAATTAAGAAACAAGTAAAAAAAACATCAACTTATGATAACCACGAAAATAACAGTAGAGCCGCACCTGGCTCAATATTGCTACGCCAAATATTCTTCCGATCCGGAAGGCAGCATGCCCGTCCGCTTTGCGGACCATCTGGATGTATACCATCTGGTTTATAACCTGCTGGAAAAACGCCCGGTTAACTGTCCCCGGGATAATGGCAATCTTGAGATCGTCTTGCCGGACCGCAGGCAGGGTGACGTCCCCGGTGGCAAATCCCCGGAGCGTTTCAACTATCTGGGCCAGCGCAGCCAGGGTATCATCAATAAGAAGCTAAAGCTGATGATGCGCGCCGAGCTCCATGACTTTATTGACGAGAACAAGCACCGGTTCGGTATCGACCAGCTTCAGTCAGTCCACTGCTTTATGAAGAAGTACTGCATTGACAGCTTAAGCGAGGATGCTCTTCTGAAAGACTACCAACGTTGGCGTGACCGGGTAAGACGTTCCAGCCTTAAGCGGCCCTACAAGAAAAAGTAGCATATATTTCACCTACCAAGCGTAGTTAATTGTCCTTTTTAGGAGGTAAAATTGACGGAAAAATGACGGAATTTTGACGTATTTTTGACGGAAAAATGCGGAGTATTTGAAAATCAATAAGTTATACAATATGAAAACAATAAAAAGACCCTATACCCCCGTTTGTGATCTGGAGTTGGTTCCGGTGGAGTGTATCAGTGATTTTGCAGTCATCCTGCCGCGCGCTTTTATTGCCGTGCGGGATGGTTCTTATCGCATTCCTGTTATTCCGGGATCATTCACTCCCGGAGTCGAATCCGAGCAGGCGGATTCAGGAACTATATATTATAATGTAGGGCATACGTTCGAGGTTGCCTTGACAGGACCGGACAGCCAGGAGTTGTTATCTGCCTTGAGCCTTCAGGACCTGGTGGCCATTTATACGAATGAAGCGGGAGAGCGTATTGTTTCAGGCAGCCCGCAAACACCACTTAAACTTACTTTTTCCATTGTTTCGGGCAAATACCAGTGCAAGTTATCCGGTAAGCAGGTTTATATCGAGGCCTATCACAGTCCTTTCTAAAGGATTTGCAAAAGGTTTCTTTTGCATTAAAAAAGAAACCGTGGATAAGATTCAGCAATTTTTTTTCGATAAGTGGGCCATTGAGGAAAGGAGATACCACCAGCTCCTTTCCATTCTGTTGCCCGGTCTGAAAAACGGCAACCTAGCGTCGGTGGAACAATATCTGGGGGCCAAGCATATAGAGGCCTATGCCGCCGTCCCCTATGTAGCCGACCGATGGGAACTGGATGACGCCTCCCTCCCTCAAGGAGCGGTAGTGGTGCTTACCTGTGAAGGCGTGCTGTATAGCTGGGAGACCTACCGGCTGGAGAGATATATTTCCGCCGCGATAGCCAACGACCGCATATCGGGTGTCGTTCTGTTTGTGAACGGGCCCGGAGGTATGATTACGCGTGTGGATGTCCTGGAAAAGCTTATACGGCAGTCCCCCAAACCCATAGTGGCCTATATCACGGGCGTATGCGCTTCGGCGCATTTCTGGTTCGTTTCCGCATGCGCACGCAGATTCGTCTCCTCGCCCATGGATGAAATCGGCTCCTGCGGGGTGGTCTACACTTTCCAGAGCTTCAAGGAGTATTACGCGCAAATGGGGATTGAGATCGAGGACATTTACCCCGACAGTGCGGACCTGAAGAACCGCGCCTATCGCGACAAGGAAGAAAAGCAGGATGACACCTTAATTAAAGAGAACCTGTCGTTTTACCACCATCTTTTTGCACAGACCATCGCCCGAAATCTGGGAGTGAAGTATGACGCGCAGGATCCCCTGTTCAGAGGGCAGACTTTCTTTGCCGATACGGCACTGGCCAAGGGGTATGTGGATGCCTACGGAAGCCTGGAGGATGCCATCCTGTGGGTATCCGCCCAGAAAACCGTAAAGCGGGCTAACAAGATGATTTAATACTCACTATAAAAGTAAATTTGTTTATGAAAAATTATTTCGCATCATTCATTCCGGCCGTAAAGGCCATTCTGGGTATCGAGGCCTGGAGTAAGGACGCCGACAAGAAAGACGCGTTACTGGAAGAGCAAAAGCAGAAACTTAAGGCATTGAATTTCAATGACACCTTTATCAATGGTTTTTGTGAGGCCCTGAAGGATGGATTCCCGGAGGATTCTTCCCGCAAGGACGGGGAGTCGGGCACGAAAGGCAGTGGTCCTGACCCCAATACCTCCAACGCAGTAATACAAGGATTACTGGCTGATATGACTGCCAAGCTGGTTACGGCCCAGGAGGAAATCGCTGTGCTTACCAAAGAGAAAGGGGAACTTTCACAGGAGGTATCCGCCAAACAAACAGAAATCACCGGTTTGCAGACCAAGATTCAGACCCTTTCCGGCCTTGCGGAGCAGGACGGGGGGAAGGGCTCCCAGCATGCACGTCTGGAACCGGACGCTAAAGACATTGTCATGAATTGGGATGACGAAAAACAACTGGGCGGCCTCTCGGGGGAGATGTTCGCAATGGACCGCCCTTATAACCAGCGCCTGCGCGCAGAGATGCTTTACCGCAAGGGGTTGACCGTTCAGGTGCCCACTGCCAGTTCGATCGATTACTCCCGCCTGAAAGAGGACCTGGGAGCCTTCTACCGCATCCCCTGGCAGGAGCGTTTACAGTCTTTCCTGACCCTGCTTCCTTCCATCGAGAGTATTTTCCCGCTGGAATCGGGATATCAGGACCTGGCCGTGCTGACAAACATCTGGTTGGGTGAGTTCTCCCAGGCTGACAATACCGCCAGTGATTTCGACAATGTAACGAAAGGTAATTACGAGTTCGACAATGAAACGCTGCGCATGTCGAGCGTCATGTTCGCGCATAAGTTCAAAGACCTCAAGGCACTTGAAAAATCATGGATCGGTTCTTATAACAAGGAAGGGTCGCAGGTCATCAAATGGTCGTTCATCGAGTACATTCTGGCCGAGACTGCCAAAAAGCTGCACAATGAACGCGAACAGCGACGTATTAACGGCGTCCGTAAAGAACCGGACCTGAACAAGCCCGGACGTGCGATGGAGGCTGCCGACGGGCTGTACGAATTCCTCAACAAGAAGGTGAACGGACACATTGACATCAATAACGGCAAACTGGTTTACCAGGTAAAACCCTTTGAACTGGGTACCCTTTCTCCTGAAAATATCGGTGAGAAGATCTACCTGGGCACCTCCATGATTCCTGCGGTCCTGCGCGACTCGGGTTCCCTGGCCCTGTATATGCCCTCACACATGATCGTGTGGTACCATAAATACAATGAGATGCACTATGGTCAGAACCAGGACTATAAGGCAGGTATCATGTTTGTGAAGGAGTATCCGTCCGTGAAGCTTATACCGGTTCCCAACGCTGACAACCACCACCGCATCTTCTGGACGATGGAGGGTAACATACACCTGTTCGAGCACCAGAGCGGCGAAATGACCCGGTTCAACATCGAGCAGCAGGACTGGACGCTGAAGGTATGGAGTAACTGGAAAGAGTCCGTGTGGGCTTATGCCGTCGGATTCAAATACACTAAAAAGGAAGATATGGACTATACCCGTCAGATGATCTTCTGCAACGAGTACGACCGCCCGGCTTCCTATTTCGTGGAAGCTGACAAGGACGCCCAGCCATCGGCCGGCTCCCATACCTCGATCGTGACGGCCGGCAATACGAACCTTTTGGCAATTACCGACATTGAGAATGCCGAGGTCGGAAGTGTCATTACCCTGAAATGCGGAAGCGTGAACAAGGGGGTAAAGATTGACAAGAGCGGTAAATTCGACCTGATCTCCGCGGCTTGGGAACCCAAGAAAGGCGATATGATCCGCCTGATGAAACGCCAAGACGGGAAATTCATCGAACTGGGCCGTGAGACGGGAGCTACGGGAGCCCTGCAATTCCCGGATAATGAAGCAACCCCATCGCTTCAGGGAGGTGACGTCTTCGTAACGGGAGCCAACACAACTCCTACCGCAATAACGAATTTTACTGACGCTGTTCCCGGCAAGACCTATACCATTCATGGAAATGGGGATAAGAATGCCAGCACGATTGCTGCGGGAGGCAACTTTGTGCTTACCTCAGAGATGACCCTTGGTACGGGGAAATTCATCAGGCTGGTAAAAGCTGATGACGGAAAATTCTATGAAGTGGCCCGCGGCTGATAATTTATCACCAGGGGGGAGATCCCCCCTGGTTTTTCATCACTTAAAAATCGAGATATATGAATAATTACGTTAAGACTTCCGTTCCCAGACCGGTGGGCAATCCCGGAAACGGTATCAACCCCAAAGACGTGCTCACCCTGATCGACATCGACGATCTGGTCTATTTCCCTCCCCGTGACGGTGCCGGAGTGGTGCTGGAGGGGGACATCGTGGTAAAGCCGTCGGCTTACTCCACGGACTTGTATTTAACTCCCGGTACTGTGGAGCTGAGCTCCAACGGTGAAGGGGAAACCGACGCCAAGGGCTTCACCCCTTCGGTTAAGGGAAAACATCCGGGTAACAAACAGGAGGTTCGTGAGTTCAAGACCAACTGGCTGGGACGCCACTGCATAGCTATCCTGCAATACTGCAACGGGCAGGATCCGGATATCCTGGGTTCCCCTTGCAACCCTTTGGAAATGTCGGTCAATTATACCGGAAATAAAGACGGCAACGCCTCGGAGTTCACCTTCACGCAGATAAGCAAAGGAGACGATATCGGTATCTATAAAGGCACCATCCCACACGAAGAGCCGGTGGCGACTGTTCCCGCATCGGCAACGGAAATTCCCTTTAAAGGCCGCGGGCAGTACCAGCTAAGCGCCGGAGCGGCCAAGATCGCTACCATTAAGGGGGCCAAACACGGCGACCTGTTCACCCTGCTCGGGGTGGTGTCCGGCGTAGCTCCTACAATCGAAAAGGCAGGACAGACAGCCTTCATGCTGAAAAACGGAAAGACGTTCACCGCTTCACCGGGCAGCCAGATTACTTTCAAGGCCTTCGATACCGGCGGGGGAGCCATCCAGTGTGTGGAACAGTCGAGATTCGAGGTTTAATGCCCTTAGGATTGTATGATGGTCTGATATCAAGACCATTCCACTTTCAGGCAATTGCCTTGTTTAATCTTTACGGGGCAAGGCAATTGCCTTTTTTCAGTCCTTTGTACCGCAGCCGGTATCGGGTATCTTTACGGCGTATCATTTAAAATTCAATTCAATGAAAGAGCAAATCATTTCCTATTTAGAAGGACCGCGTGATTACTCCCAAGGGGTAGCCCTGTATGAGCAGTTCGGTCCCAACCGCATGCTGAAGGCCAAGTTCCGGCAGATCGGGGAGTGTGAGATGACAAGGGGAACCCTTATCGAGGAGCTGCGCAAGCTTTCCGGCATGAGCGAGGCGGAATTTGCCGGCATGCACAGGAAGGCGCACCATATTCCGTCGAAGGCGGAACAGCCTGTCAGCCCCGTCCCTGTCAGGATGTATGCGGACGACCTGCTTATCGCCCTTGCCTCACGCCTGGGGGTAACGGTGGAAAAACTGGTAAGCGACGATTTTGTAAAAGAGCGGCTCTCCCAAAGTCCGGATATGGAACAGGTGCGGGGTCTGAAGGAAGAACTCGAAAACGCACAAAGCACGTACTCGGAGGCACCGGAAACCGTCCGTAAGGCCATCCGCTTCCGGGAGGAGTTTCCATTCCTGAGACAACCTGACTGTCCGGACGAACTCAAGGTGCTCGTAGCGGACATGTTCTCCGCTTATGATCTCTATCGGGAAAGCCACCGCATGCTGGTCGAGACACCGGATGACGTGGCCACCGGGGAGACTTACCTTTGGGCTAAAACGGCCGTGGAGAACTTCCTGGAGAACCGCCAAATGTGGGAAGAGTTGGAGTATTATAAGAATAACGGAGAAATCCTCGGAAAGGCGCAGGCCATGCGGCAGGCCAGGGAGAAACAGGAAATCTCCTCCCTGACGGATCTGGAACTGTCCAAGCAGCTGGGTAATGCCAAGTCTAACATATCCAAGGGAAAAAACGAACTCGAAAAAGCACCGGATGAAGAAAAGAGGGTCAAGGCCATGGAGAAGACCCGCAAATGGACGGAACGCAAAAATCTGCTGGAGGCTGAAATGGAATCCAGAAAAAAAAACTGATTTTTCATCGCCGGAGGCTGGAAATCAAAAGGGCCTCCTGGCTGAAAATGGGGACCCGTTACCTTCATCCCTGCGACCGCAGTGAAGCGGGCATGCAGGCACGGAAGCTGGATAACGAGATCCTCTCTTGTAATAACCGTTTAATGAATTTATATGAATAATATGGAGCGTTTGCCGGCGGACACCTTTTTCCTGGACCTTGAACTCCGCCAGGAGGTGGAGCGCATGGCCTCCCTGGGATATGCTCCGGACGATATCGCCTCTTATCTGGGGCTGGATGCGGAGAGTTTTGTCTTTGACGCCGGAAGGGAAGGGACCACCGTGTATTCCCTTATGCGCCGGGGAGCATTGAAGGCCGGGGCCGGAGTGGAGCTAAAACTGCAAGAACAGGCACTTTCAGGGGATTTGGATGCCATGGAACTGCTGGAGAAAGTGCGTGGTCGCAGGAGTTTTGAAATAATAGTGAAGCAAATCGATGAAGACGAATTTGGTTAAGCCCTCGAGGGTGAATTTTGAAAAAGCGGATATCGGGCAGATAGGGCGTATCCTCGCCACCGGTGATCTGGACTCGCTTCCCGAGGAGCAGCGGGCGTATTACGACCTGATGGAGATGGTGCGCGGACTGCGTGCCCGTATGAGGTATAACGGGAAGGTGATTACAAAAGCCGGGATCATCCGGCTGCTCAAGTCTGAGGTATACGGGCTTTCCGACTGGATGGCACGGCAGGTATACGCCGACTCCGTCAATTTCTTCTACAGCCAGGAAAACATACGTCCGCAGGCTTTTGCCAACCTCTATGCCGAAAAGCTGGAGAAGTGGGCCGATTCCATGTTCCTGACGGGCAAGGGGGAGGAAGCCTCCCGGATACTCGAGCGGGCGGCCAGGCTCCGGTTGCGCTTCGCATGTGACGAACAGGAGATACCCCAGGAACTTTTAGACAGGAAACCCGTGGTGATCTATACATGTGACCGGTCCGATATGGGCGTTCCGGATACGGACCGCAAGGAGCTGGAGGCGTTCATCGACTCCATTCCCGAGGTGCCTTCCGTGGTACGTGAGAGGGTAAAGGAGGATGCACGCATAAAGAAGTTTGACCTGAAAAAAAGGATGTTGGAAGATGCGGAAGAGTTCGGAGGGCAGGATGCACAATAACCCCACCGATGATGTGGAGGTTCGTTACTCCCATATCATCAAGGTCATCACCGACTGGATAGACACCACCAACCTGGTTGTCGTCGGCGGGCGCGGCCTGGCCAAGAGTACCGTCATACAAGCGCGCCGGTCGGCCGATTGCGTGTATGACATGCCCGGTGCGCCGTTGGCTTTCGTGGGGAATACATATACCAACTTAAGGGATAATATCATGCCGGCCGTCAAGACCGGCTGGGAACTGATGGGACTCTATGAAGGCGTGCACTATGTATCGTCCTGCCGGCCACCGGAATCCTGGCGCAGGCGTTGCAGCGTGATCGTCGACGATTACAAGAACACGGTCTCTTTCTTCAACGGATGCATTATCTTTCTGGGATCCCTGGACCTCCCTTCTGGCGGGCAAATCGGTCGTTCATTTGTTCTTCGACGAATCCAAATACGCCCCCGACAATAAAGTCAACCGGGCCATGCCCGTATTGCGCGGGGATGCCATACGTTACGGATGCAGCCACTATTTTCTGGGGGTGACCATTACCACCGACATGCCCGACGTGCTGGAGGGTGAGTATGACTGGTACTTCCGTTACGTCTGTCTGGTCGATCCTCAGCGCATCCTGCGTATCGCCCAGGCGGCTGCGGAGCTGAACAGCCTGCGCGTCCGCCTGGTAAAAGCGGGAAGGACACGGACGGACTGCGGGGCTCTTAAGAAGAAAATCGCCTGGTACGAGGCGGGGCTGCTGAAGATGCGCAAGGGGCAGACCTACTTCATCAACGCCTCGAGTTTTACCAACATCGACATCCTTACGCCTGAGTACGTCCGTCGCCTTCTCGACGGGGCGCTCGAACTCCACGACTTCCTTAAGTCTGTAGTGGGGATGCGTCCGGGGCTTCGCCGTGACACGCGCTTCTATATCGCTTTCGGGGAAAGGCACAAGTATACCGACGGGACACGGTACGGAGAACCTGCACAAAGCTGCCTGGACCTGCGTTTCCTCAGGCGCGGCGAGCCCATCGACGGCGGCGTGGACTTCGGTAACCAGCTGTCCCTGATAGTAGGACAGCAGGACGGACCGCTGTACCGCCTTCACAAGAACTTTTACGAGCTTCCTCCCGGATGGTTCAGGCAGCTGGCCGACCAGTTCCTGGCATTCTTCCTTAACCATGAGGAGAAGGAACTGAACCTGTATTACGACCGGGCGGGCAATAACTTCGAGAAGCAGAAAGAGGATTACGCCCGCAAGCTCAAGCAGGCCATCGAGATAGACGGTGACGGTAACCGCACGGGATGGATTGTCAACCTGATGAGCCGCAAACAGTCCAATATCCGCCAGGATGAAGAGTACGATTTCATGCAGGAGCTGATGACAGGCGACAACGACGCCCTCCCCACTTTGCTTGTTGACGCGGTGAACTGTCGCGAGACCATCTCCAGTATCGAGAAGGCGCCTGCGGGTATCCGTTACAAGGGACAGCAGAAGATCATCTACAAGGTCAAGAAGTCCGAGAAGCTGGAGCCCAAGAAACTGCCCATGCTCTCCACGAACTTCTCCGACGCCTTCAAGTACCTGATGATGCGGGGGGCCTGGAGGCGTGCCGTCAGGGGCAAGTCCGGCCGCAGCAGGTCCGGTCCCTACATGCCCGGACTCGATGACCTGACGGGGGGATAAGAAAGGCAATTGCCTTGTTTTGCCTGACCGCTTCCGGAAATACCGGAAGCGGTTTTTCGTTCCCAACCCTTCTGCCTGCCTGCCCTTAATGTAATCATATTTCACCATTTGCCCCTCAGGCAATTGCCTTTCGGCTTCTGAGCGGCGCGGTCTTCGGAAGGAATTCTTTGCAAGTGTTTGCGCGTGTAAAAACAGTTAATAGGTTTATTACAAGCAAATTAACGAAAGGAAGACCAAAATTTTATGTCCAAAAACGATGTTTTTAACACGCTTTAAATGAATTTCGTGCAAAAATCAAGGCAAAACGAAAAAAAATCTCGTTTTTGGGATGGAATTTAGCTTTTTCCTCTTAAAAATGGCCTTTTCCCAGCCTCTTTTTTTACTGTGTGATATAACCGTTGTTGCCTCTTAGGATGTGTCAATTTATTATTTTTAAGAATGCCTGTTGCATTTTTCACATCTATTCAAACCTGTATTTTCGCTCCTGTCCGGCTAATATCCGATACCGACCTGCATGATGTCGGCTTTGTCCTTTATCCTGTACCCTGAAAGGGGCAAATTTGCTTTAAAAAACAAAAGGATGAAAGGATTGAC